CTTGCGCTTAAAGCGAATCTAGCTTCACCCACATTTACGGGCACTGTGACAGTACCCACACCATCAGGGGCAACGGATGCGTCAACGAAGGGTTATGTCGATACGGGGCTTGCACTTAAAATAAATACCAGTGCTGCGGAAATCTATAACGCTGCGGGGAATACACCGAATAGCATCGCAGAAAGAGATGGATCTGGGTCATTATTCGCAAATTCAGCAAATATTTGTACCGCAGCAAGTCAAATGGGTGTAACGCCTAACACAACAGATACCCTTCTATATCCGGTTTTTGTCAATTTTACAGGCCCTTCTTTTCAAGGCGCACATACGAATTCTAATTATAATTATAATGCTGTCACAAATACTTTGAGTGTAAACGTCGCCGGATATGCATTATTATCGGGGGCAACATTCATTGGCACAGTGACAGTACCCACACCATCAGGGGCAACGGATGCGTCAACGAAGGGTTATGTCGATACGGGGCTTGCGCTTAAAGCGAATCTAGCTTCACCCACATTTACGGGCACTGTGATAGTGCCGAGCCAAAGCGCGCTAGACAATAGTACTAAATCTGCAAACACAACATATGTTGACAGCGCGGTTACTGCTACAACTAAGGCTGCGTCGATTGTTGTCGATACTCCAACAACAATATTACTAGACTTATCATTGATAAACTTCGTTTACTCTCCACCAGGTAATAGGTTATTAGGTGTGCCAACAAATATAAGAGGTGGACAAAGTGGTTTTATTTCTGTTAGACAAGACACGACAGGGAGCAGACTTCTAACGTATGATTGGCCATTTGAATTTTCTGGAGGGGCTGCACCAGTTTTATCAACAAACACTTTTTCATTTGACCAGCTCTATTATAACGTTAATTATTACTATACGTCCGTTGTTACAATGACGATAGCCACGCCTTGTGTTGTTACATACACTGCACATAGTTTATTATCAGGGCAAAAAGTTCGATTCACAACAACAGGGGCTTTGCCAACGGGCGTAAGCGCAGGTGTAACGTATTGGGTTAATGTAACAGGAGCAAATACGTTTAATTTGGCCACATCCTTAGCGAATTTACAAGCGGGAACTTACGTTGCCACATCAGGAAGTCAGTCGGGAGTACATACGATAGTTGCAATGTCGATTACAATAAGTGCAAATTTAGGAGTTTCTTAATGCCCTTAAATAAAATGTTTATCGGCCCAAATCAATATGCGATTGACCAGTATATCGCTGCAACTTTACCGCAAAGCGTATTTTTCTTTGATCCATTTAATGGTGCAAGTTTTGGTGGTACGCCAGCGGATGGAACACCAATTGCATCTTTTACTGAAAGATATGGAAGAACTGCATGGGATTTATCCCAAGCATCTAGTACAAGTCGGCCATTATATAAAACAAATAGTGGAAAACCTTATCTTTTATATGACGGTGTTGATGATGTTTTATTCACGGCCGCTGTGAATTCAGCATCGTATTTTGCTAGTAGCGCTTTAACAGCAATAATGATGTTATTTTACACAGGTCCTGCTGATGGTAATACCAAAGTTGCTGTGAAATATTTAGGAGCCACGGACCCTTCACGACTTCTCAGTATATCTGTCATTGGCACAACTAATAATTTTCTTATTGATTCTGGAGGAAACCAGACAAGTAAATCATCGGTTTTTAGTACCTTTAAATCTTGTAGTGTTGCACGTTCAGTAGGAACAAGTACTAAAAATATTAGTGTTAATGGAGTCATAGAGGGATCACCTCAAAATGCTAGTGCAGTCTCGACTGCTTCTGACAACATGTATGTCGGCGCATATAGTAACGCAGTAAATCTTCAATTTACTGGGGGAATTGGTGAATTCATCATGTTTAATACACGATTAACAGACTATCAGGTTAATATTATTTCAAGGTATTTCATGCAAAGAAGAGGTCTCTAAGTCTAATTAAGTTTCCCTTTTTCGCAATACGATTTTTTAAATTTCTTTTTTGTCTTAATCGTACCGCTATACAGTTCTTTTTCTTCTTCATTTAAAATATACATAAATGGAGAAGGCTCATAAAACCTATGCGGGCTATACTGTCTATTTAAATCATCAGCATAAACCTGAGCACACACTCCAGAAAAAAATACCTTATTCACCTCTGTTTTATTCCCTGTTTTCTTATCAATAATCTTATAAAATATCATTAATTATATCTTTCTCACCTTTAATCTATCGCCGATTACTTTTGTTTTTCTATAAAAAAACAGTTTTATCCAAAAGAATATAACTAATATGCTCGTTAATATAAGCGAAATAAGTATTATGAATAAATAAAATAGGTACAAAAATACTGTTTCAAATCCCATATATATATTTTTCCTTTGGCAAAAAGTTAATTTGTTCTCAGTATAACCAAAAATTAAGTTTTGTAAAATTCTAATGGGATTAAGTATAGGGTTTTTGCTGAGAATTCGGGGACTTGCACGATAGCTTGAGATGCGGTATGAAGGGGGGTGTATTTTATAAATAAAAATCCCCATAGCACCCACGATTCAGGTTAATGCTATAGGGCTCAGAAAGAAAGTTTTATGAGGAACCTTCCAGACAACATACTGCCAGACAATCCCATCAGTGTCAACACTTACAATCTAGCACTTTCTGAAAAACTTTCCCTATTTGACTAAATTAAAAATCCTATGTACGTTTATGCAAGTTTAAATAAATACCTTTAATTTGAGAGCCATTTTTATGGAAATTGACAATATCTACGCTCAATTAGCATCTATACCCTCTGAAATAGCAGACAATATAACAAACGCAAAAACTGGAGGGGGGAGAAGCCTCAACGCTATTCACGCGTCTAAAACATTAACTCAGCTCGAAAAGCACTTACTCCTAGTGCTCGGTAGTGAAATGAACTTCTGTAAAGACTTCATAAATCAATATCGTTACATTTCACTTAATGATTTAGCTGAAAAAATATCGATAAATCAACGTACCGTAAGCTCACTTTTAAATGGAACTACCCGTAGGGGGGAACATATCCCTGGTTTGATTGAAAAGGGGTACGTCAACAAACGAGTACCCACACTCGAAGAACAGAAGAAATTTTGGAAAACCCATTATTGTATAACTAACAAGATTTTTAACGAATACATGATTTTGCTTATCGAAGAAGCAAAAAAGAAAGCAGAAGATGAAGGAAAAAAGAGGGGGGGGTCTGATCCTGGATCAGAGGGGGGTCTGATCCTGGATCAGAGGGGGTCTGATCCAGGATCAGACAAAGATCCTTCTAAGAAAGATCCTTCAATTAAAACTCCTCCTATTTCTAATGCTGTTGTAGAAAATCCAGCAGCAGTCAAAAAAATAGAAAAACCAAAACAAGAAAAGAAGTCTTCTTGGAAACCTGCTCCAAAAATCAAACTTTGGGTAAATAAGTCAAATGAAGAAAAAATGGACACTGTGCTTAACAAAGCAGTCGATGCACATAGAACAGCCGTTGAACGAAAAAAAGCGAAACCTGCCCCATTTACGGACTTTCCAGACGTATTAGAACCGGTCCTCAAAGAGTATGGGGTAGAAGTCGTCAGAGAGTTTTTTGATTTTATTGATGGGGGGTGTGATATTCGGATAGTCGCACGTGAGCTAAGAAAATTTGCTACGTTTCGGTCAAAACCACCAGACTGAGTTAAATGACAATACCGATAATCAGGGGTTTGACAATAAGGGCATTGGCTTATATAAAACTTGGATATTTTTAAATCGTGCTTTTTAAAAGAGAGGAGCCGCATTGGACTTTATAAAACTTACTATCCAAAATCAGTCTATCTTGTGGTTAAACCCTAATAAAATAGATGCGATTATAACATTGACTGAAGAAGGTATTAGAAGAAAGACACGAATAGAGGGGGCTAATGACCTTACAATAAGCCTGCATACAAGAATATTAATTAACTCGGGTGAATGGTTCTATGTTAAAGAAACCCCCGAGGAAGTATTTGCAATGTTTCCCGAGTGTCCATTTTAATTACCCCCATAGAAAGACCCAAAATGACTGATGAAGATATAAAAATGCACTTAATTCACGTTGGAATAAAGACGTACCCTGCTGAGAGTTTAGAAGTACTTATAAATACTATAATAACCCCAATGTTTGATTTTTTCTCCACTGAAAAAGACTTAGCAAAAATCTTTTTAGTCGCTCAAATGTTGGAAGACAGAGCTATACTCCCTGTCAAACAAAATGCGATAGAAGCTTACAGAGCCATGAACTTGGTAGAGCTTAAAAATAAAGGGGTTCATTGATGAATATCGTTGATAGTTTAATGACAATAAAAGATTTCGATGAATTGTTTATAGAATTACTTAAAGGCAAGTCCGACAGAGATTGGACCCGCTATGAGCCAGAAACTGTTATTTTAGGTTGCCTTGCAGAATACGCCTTAAACAAAGAAAAAAACAAGTGTAAACCTAATTTTGAAAACCTCTTTTCGTGCGATATTTTCACAATATTTGAATCTGAAGTTAAAGAACTGCAACATGAAATTATCCAAGATAAAATAGACCCCAGAAAAGCCTTCGAAGAGATCGCTGATTGTGCCGCAGTACTCGTGGGCCTACTTGCAAATTTGAGGGATACTATTAAGAGGGCTAAATGAATATTCAAGACGTCGGAATGGTTATGTTAATTTTATTCGCATTAGGTATAAATTATACACTAAGAACTAAAAATATTGAAGATAAAAAAATGCGTGAGTTGATTAAAGCATATATAGAATTTCAAATGAATAATAGGAATAAATAAAAGCATGCTTTTTTGGAGAAATGGAATGACAATACAAGATTTAGAATTCAGTGTTTTGACAGCCATTGGAATTTGGATTTTACTATGCCTTGTGACGAAAAATAAAAATGATAGTGAAATAATTCGTCTCAATACAACCCACATAGAACGTATGAAATTAAATATGAAGTTTTGGGAAGACTATGCAAAGTGGAATAGGAGGCCCGAACGATGTTCAGAAAAATTAGACGAGCCCTCATGAGATGGGATATTTCAGACAAGGGATTTTTTATAATAGGAATTCTCACTATTTTTACGTTAGGAGCCTGTTTAGGAAAAATGATTGAGCATTCACAGTGCCAACATGCCTCTAAATTAGAAAAGCAGGTGTCTACACTAGGGACGGGCAAAAATCATTCAACCTTGCCCAAATAAACGCTAAATCGGCTATATTCTATAAAAAAGCATGCTTTTTTATAGCGCTTTCAATTTTAACTCTGAATAATGTATTTTTTCTAACGTCTCTATCATTGAAATTGGCTCTTCTTCGTGAGGGAGCCGGTCAAGCCAATTCTTTGGTCTTAATTCAAATTCCATATCTAAAAGTTCATCAATGGACCCTGACCAAACTCGTGTATTCATGTAAAGACCTTCATCTTCAGGAGTCCTCGCTCTGAAACATATGTTAACCGCTTCATTGTTTCTTAAATGGGGAATTACTTCTTCTATTTTCATTTCCTATCTCCTTTAATAAGCATGCTTATTTAAGCTTAGCACCCAAATATCACCTATTTCTCTGTTGATGTATACTTTTTTAGGTTGATATTTACCTGTGATTTTAGTTAAATCTAAGCCGTAATAAATAAAAAAATGGCGTGAAGAAAAACGTTTATCATTACCAACCTTGGGTGTTATAAGTTTGCAGAGACAACCCTCATTCGCGTAACTTTTAAAAGATATACCAATTGAATTGGAACCTCTATCAAAAAATAATTTCACATGAGTAAATTCACCCATTTTTTCTAGTTCTTTTAGAAACTCTGAATTTATCGAAAATGTGCCAGCCTTATAAAGAGAGATACTCGGAGTCGACGAACTTCCTCTGGAAACCCTACCCGCTATAAAAGCCTCAAAATTATAAAATATTTGAATAGAATTTTCAATTTTGGGTGGCAATTCTATCACAGGTTGTGGTATTTTGGATAGCATTTCAAACTTCTTATCTAGGTCCTTTTTATTTATAACATGTTTGTTTACGAATTTTTTACCGACTTCAATTTGTTTACTAACTGCAACTTTTTTAGTTGCTATCGCTTTTTTCATTTATTATCTCCTTTAATAAGCATGCTTTTTTGTTCTTCATTATTTTCAAACGTGAGTTTCTGTGGAAACCCTTTCCAAATAAAAATATTTTTAAAGAAATTCCTTCCTTCAATTTTCACGGATTTTATCTCCGCCCCATATTTCACCATCAGTTTTTTTGGATAATTACCCCATTTCAACCCAGCAAAATCTTTTATATCTTGCATAGTATATTCGCCAGGCGGTAGGCGTTTAATCCAATCTTTTTTCATTCATTAAACCCTTCTTCTTTAGAGGTATCTATATCATGTTTATCCTTCAAAATATTTAAAATTCTAATTACCTCATCGATATCATCTTTAGACTCAAAACAAATTCTAAAAGCATGCTTTGCCTTCTTATACTCAGATTTTTCAACACTAATAACTGGTTTATTTTTAAGCCTAAATCCTTTTGGGAATGTTAGAAAATCAAGCCATGAATATTGATACTTCTCATTTGGGTGATTCGCTATCATAATATAATGATTTCCACACCCTATTATATTTTTAGTTTCTTTTTTTAACTCAATCCCTTCGTCAGATTCTTTAATTATTTTCATTCGTCAAAATCCTCGATATTACCCATGTCTATAGTAATTTCCTTGCCAATTATTTTATAATACCCAGAATATATCTTATAAATATTAGAAAATTCACCAGGTATTTTACTTATAATAGTTTCATTATTTAATTTGGTATAAATATCATTTAGGGATTTATCATTATCCGAATTAAGGGTTATATCGAGTTGAACATAATCGAAAGGATGCTTTAAATTCCCAAGTTCAAACTTTAATTCGTCTGGGGATACTGGGACTATTGGTATTTTCTTCCCGTCTCCATCAGTGAGAAAAACCCTATTTAAAATGCTTTCTTCTTTTTTCATTCGTCAACCTCTTGTTCTGATTCTAATATCAATTTATCAAACAAAAAATTTTGCCCAGACTGCACACTAAATCTTTCATAGAAGTCTTCTTCATTCATATATAAAGAATCAGTTGTTTTATAAATAGGAGTAAGTTTATTATTCCTATTATATAGAATATAAAACAAAACCTGATACCGCTTAACTTTTTTTGGTTTAATTCGGTATTCCCAAGTTAATATCGTTTTTATACTAGCACTCGTAGTACAATCATTACGAAATTGGAGCCGATTACCCGTTAATTCATTAAGGAATTCAATATCTTCACCGTCCCTATATGCTTGTGCTATTTCTTCAAATTTCATCTTATTCTCCTATATAAAAAGCATGCTTTTTATTGTTCAATCTTTGCAAAGTGTTTTTCTGCCACGCCCCTATTTCTTTTTGAGCGTAAAAAGATGCCCAGCGTTAACATTTTCTTATTAACAGCGCGATACATAAACAATGATTCACCGTTACAACGTACGTATGATTCTTCAATTTGATATTGAGTCAAACACCTACGGCTTAACGTAACGTAGTCTGCAAACTTATGCACCCATTCGTAGACCGTTTTATGTGACACTTTAACACCAATATTCTCCATCTTCTCTGAGACAGACCGATAAGATAAATCGTCTTTCAAAGTGAAGAATACCGCAGTCTCTATAACTGCCCATGGAAAGCGTTGTTTTTTGCTTAATTTCAACATTTAAAAACCTCTAAACTTGTTTTGGTAGTCTTTTTTAACCCCTAAATATTTAATTGGTAGTATAATTTTATTATTGATCATCGTTATCCCAGTATTCACAATTTTTACAGTCATTTCGTAGATAACTCTTTCATAATTACATTCCATTTTGAGATCTTATTTTTGGCAAAATCCTGGTTTCTAATTCTTTGGATATCTTCAATAAGTCCGATTAAAATCCCATTTAATTCAAAATATCTAAGGTTGTCTGTAAAATCGTCGCCGACAAGCTCTATTAAATCTCTCTCACATTCTTGTGTAAGTAGATAACAGCCGTCCTCATTTACGTTATTAACCTGATTTTGTTGAGGGTTTATCGCTAATACATTTCCTGATTCGAATTTGCAAATAATCCTCCATTCCTGGCCGGCTCTATCTCGATAAACTTTATTTAATTCTAATTTCATATAATTATCTCCACGTGTGGTATGTCATTTTTGGTTGAGAAACCTTAGGGGTACGTTCGCTAATATCACCATTGCGGGTCATAAGATGCATCGGTAACGTGTTATCAGGTACTTGAAACGCACGGGTTTTAAGGCTCTGATTGACAAAGTCAAGTAATAAATCCTCAACACAAACCCCGTCGGTCTCTGCTAAAAGTTGAATTTGTTTAAGCAGAGACTGCGAAAATGAGAGAGAAACTTTATTATGTGAAACCTGATTTTCGGGTAAAATCTTTTCAGCCGCTGACATTATAATTTCTCCTTTTTATTGTGAAATTACGAATCTTTCGTAACAGTAATTTGTACGAAAAATAACGAATAAAACGCTTTATATCCTCTTTTAGTGAGTAGATAATGAGGGAATATGCTGTGAGGAGAGGGATACTTGCGATTACTATTTTAAGTGCCATTTTCATTCCTCAAACCACCACCACACACCATAAAATAATCCCCTTTTTCCATGTTTTCGTGGGGTTTAATTCTGAAATCACTATAAAATATTTTAGGTGGTGGCCACGGCAAATAAGATTGAATCCCAATGTGAAATGGTGGGAGTAATATCCAGACTTTTTCATCCTTATCAAAGTATTCTATTTTCTCATCGTCTTTATACGCAGCAAAAACTTCTTCGAATTTCATTTTTTAAACGCCCTATAATAAGAGTTATTTTTGTGTTTAGTTTTCATATCTTCTAGGACTTTAATCAACTCATCAATTCTTTTTTCAGTAGTAAAACAAATCCTAAATACATGTTTACCAAATCTATTTGATATCTCTACTCTCGTCTGATTATTCTCCAATTCTGAACGTGTAAATCCGGGAGGATACGTAATAAAATCCAGGTAATAATAATTATATTCTTCATCTGGAAGATGGTAGCTGGCGGTGTATGGGTCTTCTGTTTTTATTATATTAGTAGATTTTTTAATCATTGCAAGTCCTCTAAATTAAACCGCATATGCATAACTCTGATACAAATCAAAACGAGAAAACATCATTTTATTATCAATATAAAACGTATAATAATTACCGTCTGGCCCCTTATGGGGAGTTATAGAAAAGTTAAGTCCGATGGATTTAATAAACTCTTTGTTAATCTCTTTCGGAGTTGACACTCTGTCTAGTCTGCTATCAGCAAAATATTTACAGGTCTTATATAATTTTTCTTGTAACGTTGTCAACTTTGCGGAATAATCATCTTTGTTCATTTCTGCTTTTAGTTTCTGCATGTGCTCCTCAAAGTCTCTTTTTATGTTACCCTCCATTTCATATTTATTCACTCTTTGTTCATATTTTACATACTCTTTATTGAATAATTTATAATCTTCCACGAGTTTTTTTAGATTTTCTTGTAGAGTAGTTAGTTGTTGTGTGTTCATATTTCTTTCCTTAATATTATTCTATGTATTTTACCTGTTTCTGGACTTTTTATAATTCGAATTCCACCAAATTCATGATAAGTTAATTTTTTAAAAAACTGTTTGATACTATCCTCCGGGTAAACTTCATATTGTCCCTCTTCGTCTAGTTTAGTAATGTAAGCACAAAATGAATCTATTATTTTACTTTCAATTTCTTTGTAATTATCGCGCATATTTCCCCTCTGCGTTATTTAAAATTAAACTTGTCCCTAAAATTTCTCTCGCTTCAGCTACGGCTTTTTCGTAGAGTTCTTGTTGTATATCAAGCTGTGCTTGTATCGAGTTAAAACCTTTTTTGTAATCTATCCAATAACTACAATATTCTTGAAATGCTCTCATACTAAAGGCCCTCCAGCTTCTACGATTATTGATGCACGTGGGCCGTTCCCTTTGAGAATTTTTTTAAGATATTTAATCCCCGCTTTACTAAAATTTAAATTGAGTTCTAATGGAGATAATGCAACTATTAACTCTTCTGTCAAAACATGTTTAGCTATTCTGTCATCATCTATTACCTCGTAAATACATTTATTTTTAATATCTAAAAGTATAGTGCCCGGGTTTAAATCTAATATCATGAGAGTTCTCCTTTAATTAATAAATTTGCTCTAAAACCTGAGTCATTCGAATCTCAAGAATCGGTATTTCCCACTGTCCTATATTTTCAGGTTTTAACATAAATCGTAATGCTCTGCGTGCGTGATTAAAATATTTAATCTCCCCCGTGATTATGTGTTGTATCTCGTAGCGTGTTATATCTTTAGTTGTGTCCATAATGTTTTTCCTTAATGTTTTACTCATAGTTTTTAGTTCCTCATTTTTTGTTTAACTTTGTTTTATTTAAAAGCCTCTTTCGGTTAAAACTCTTTCAAAATGTTTAGGCCAAGCTCCAAGTTTGCCTGAGAGCATCTCATCTATTTCACTTTTTTCAACAGGGCGTAATTCTGAGTAATATGAAACACAATTGCAGTTGCTATCAAAATATAATTGCGTATTAACTGCGTCAATTTTTCGATAACCTACAGACCGAGTGCATATTGAACACTCATGATGCGGAAATAAAAGCCCAGAATCGAGGTATTTTTCAAATCGTTCGTATAATTTTTCTTGTACAGTAGTCATATAAAATCCTTTAATGTTTTGTTTATGAATTAGAATTTTTCCAGTTGTAGTCAATATCCGAATTAATTGCTGATGAATATAAATTAGGTCTATTCACATTATTTTCAATACGTATAGCATATTCAAAATCTTTATCAGTCCATTTTTGTCTTTTAGCATAATCCTCAAGCCAATCCCAATACCATTTTTCGGATTCTTGTTCCTGTGCTGCAATTTTTTGATAATAACCACTATACAATTGCCATTCATAATCGTGGTCTTTTTGCATGTTAATCATGTTATGATATTCCCTGTCTGACCCGTGTATAACTTTCCAACAAAACATTCCGTAACATTTTTTTGAAATATATACAGCATCCGATTTTTGTAAATTCATAATAAATACCCCCCAAATTTAAATACGGCCTGAAAATTCTTTTAAATAAAAAGTTTTTGTTTTTTGAATTGGTTTAACTTCGATACAATCTACAAAACCAAAATTATCCGCCTCGCAAAAATTTATTAATTCTTTATCCTGTTGGTAATCATAGCAAGTTTCATAGTTAAATCTGTAAAATTTGTCCCCATATTTAAACGTCGCGTTACAATTATTTTGACCTCTGCCGTAATATTCAATTATCTGATTATCAACTAAATTTAAAGGTATAGTCGAATTCTTATTTAATAATATATTTTCTAAAATATTTGTTTTAACTTGAATATATGGGTCGCGTGCGCTCTCTACTGGTTGATGTTTAATTTGCTCATCAGTCATAATTATTCTCCTTAATGTTTCACTAATAAATTTAAATCAAAACGTTTAGACACTACATCTCGTGGAAATGAACAATCAAAACCTGTAAGTTCAATCCAACATCTAGTCTCATGAATTTTAGTAATTTTATAGATACCCTCCATGTTTAAAATCCTTACGTGGTCGCCAACATTCCAAGTTTTATTGAATGGTTTCATAGTTTAGTTCTCCTCATCTTATTTATTATTTAAAATTAAAACCCAGTGTAAAATCTATTAGTTTCTGAAATATATGAACGTTTTTTAAAACCCGCTTCTTCTAAATCACGCACATATAAAAACTTACAAAATTCCTGTTCATCAGCAACCATAAAAAATTCATCTTTATATTGAAAAAAGTCGGCGAAGTGGCTAGTTTCAAAAAATTTATGAAATACATTTGGCACGTGATATCCAGGAAATTCACCACTATATACCCAATTACCTTTAATTTTAGTTGTGAGATAATATACCTCATATAGAGGTAATTTAGTGGATTTATCTATCCGAGCAGTTTCAATAATCCTTACACGATAGTCTAAAAAATAGTGGAATGTGGTCATAATGATTTCCCTTTAAGCGCTTAAATTAATTTTCCAAATTTCCCCAAAAATCTGGGCCATATTCAGTATTAATAATTTTTGATGTGAGATACACACGATTAACGTCGTTATAATCATATTTTTCTTTAATTTCTTCTAGTTCAGATATTAGATTGTCCGTTAATTTGTGTTTACTAACACGCTCAGTATCAACAACTTTGAATAGATAATCGTCTTCAATTTCATAAGTTAAACCGTTTAATGTACAATTGAAATCCATTTTAAAATTAGTCATAATCATATGCTCCTTTATTTTTGTTGCGTTGTTATTTAATAACCTTCGCCGTCTTCGAGACGTACGAATGCCATCCAGTCGCTTGCTTGACTCGCTCTTTGTTGTTGTTTTCTGATTGCTTTTGCCATTGCTTCACGTGTGCGCCATGTTTTCACAATATAATCCCAACCCGATGATCGACTAGCTGTGCGCTCAGCATGTTTGTATGTGCCATTGCGTCTAGCGCTTAATTCTTCTGCGCCTGTCATTATTACTTCAGTCATAATCGTGTGCTCCTTTATTTATGTGTTAAATCGTAGAAATTAATTTACGAAAATTATCTAATGCGATGTGAACAAAACCATTTTTATCTTTTATAAACCAGGATATTAATTTGACTTGTTTTAATGCTGATTTTGTATCAATGACTGATAATAATTTATAAAAATGCAATTTTCTAATTTTTTCTTCAAGACTAAATACAGTTATTCCACTGTAAAAGAAGCCATTGTTAATTCTCTCTGTGAGATAATCTAAAGTTTTAATCATATCTGTGATAGTTTCTTTTTTAGTTGCAACCATTGCTCTGTATTCTGCACGCGCTTTTTCTTCTGCTTCAATTCTAATAGCTTCTCTAGTGTCGTATTGTTCTTTCCAAGTCATAATCAAAACTCCTCATTTTTTGGTTTCGTATCAGAGCGTCATTGCTCTGATATGTGATTAATATGCTGCTCTTCTAGCGACACGTGCCGCTTCTCTATCTGCGAATCCCGCTGCCCACGCCGCTCTTCTAGCAGCAGCGTCCGCTTTAATTTCTAGTGTTTGTTTAGCTATTGCTATAGTTGTCTCAGCTAATTTAACTGCGACTTTAGCTTCGTATCCCGATTTCCATTCTGCGAGCTTAGTAGTGTTTTTTGTTGTATCCATAATCATGTTCCTCATTTCCTTGGTTTCGTATCAGAGCGTCATTGCTCTATACGTAGAATACACAACGTTGGCTTTTGTGTCAAGTAAAAAAGCCTACGTTGTTGAAAATATTTGTTATGTATGGGGTATATAGATAAGTTTTAGTTAAGGGGTCGACGACAGGGCGACAACATGGAAAATAGATACATAGAGAATCGATGTGAAGAAAATGTGAAATTTTTGTGAATGCGGAGTTTTAGATTAGACAACAAAAAACCGCATAGGATAAGACTATGCGGTTTCTCGGAAAAAGTAACTTTTTGCGCTACTCTAATTATATTAGACTATTTTTCTGATTGTGTCAAAAATAGAGCTTGCGTAGTTTCGAAACCGTCATGAACTACACATTTAAATAATTGATGAGAGTCGCACAAGCTCCGCTTTATAACTACACCCTACATTCGTTATTTACAACTCACTGCAAGAATTTTAACGTATTTTTTGATGATATCATGAGCTGATATCGGAGGCTCTCGGGTTGTAGCTTGAGCATAGCTGATATCAGAGTTAACGATACTATGATCATCAGTCATACTCTCTCGCAGCTCGCTAATCTCATCATGCACAGCAAACAGACACTCTCTAGTATCTCTCGCATGAGCCACGAGCTCTGTAAAATGTTTATGCAGTTCAGGGGAGGGTGAGTTATCAATCATGTTGATAACTAAATCTCGTTGAAACACAGCGATTCTACTTGTCTGCGAGTTATCATAAACATATTGAGTTATCTCTCTGCCTGCGCCCAAGCCCACAATTATAATGACTAGCCAGTTGAGAACGGGTTTGACTTTGTTGAACGTGTCTATCATACGTCACTCCAGTTTTTGTTATTACTAGAGTGTTTTTATATTGTTTATGTATGTGTCTCAATGATTATTTTTAAGCAATGAATGGTTATTTTTAGACAATAGGTATGTTCATTTTTAATAACATTTTAGTCATGTTTGATGGATGTGTCGATTTAGAGATGTAGATTGTACTCATGAGTTGCTGTCCATCGATAATTCTGTTCTAAATTGATGATCTGTAGGCACGTGTCGTTCCAGCCCCTAGCTTGTAGCGTAACCGTGGGCATGTACTCATCGAGACACATTATCTCTCTACGCCCTAGGCTCAGATACAGAGAGAGTTTATAGCGTGTGAGCACACAGAACGCATTCTGAAAACAATTAGATATCATTCGATTGAGCATCGAGAGACGATGATGTGTGAGAGTGAGACAATTCTCTATGTTTATTGTCAAAGCGTAGATATCTTTATGTATCAATAACAACTTTTTTGTTACTAGGTAATTTATCAAATACTCAATAGAATAGGCGTCTTCTTGTCTAATTATTCTGTTAGTTTGTTTATTCATGTAAGGGTTTTCCAATATTCACAAGTATTTAATTGAGATTAAATAAATTGGTATAATACAAATTCGATGGTACTTTGGCCTGCGGCCTTTGTCAAGTTTTTGGTTTGGTGTCCACTGGCTGTTTGGCCATTTCTGTATCTAATTTTTTAATGGTATGATATTTGGTAGTTTTGTGTCACTTTCTACCAATTTTCACAGGAGTGTGTTTTACGATATGTATGAGGGAGTAGTTTAAGTTTAATTGTTACCAATACTTTAGCCATAACCTTTTCATAACTAGAGAGTTTTTAAAACTATGAAATTATCAAAATACCAAATGATAAAATTTGAGGGGTTCAGGCTTATTTTTTAGCCTGTTTATATGCATAAGTTGATTATTTGATAATATATACAAACTTCCAGTTGATTTAGGCCGAAATAAGTTGTATAGTGTATATTATCACATTGGGACAGTAGTATAAGTACAATCTACCAATTTAGTATGCAAAAACCCTATTTCTCTCTACGTACGCGAAATAAAAAAAAAGTTTGGTTTCTCTCGCTCAAGAAGAAATTTGTTAGAACCAAAAAATAAGCGCACACATATACTCTCCGTTGAACAACTTTCATTTTTGCACAAAAACAGCGACCTTTTACCCTTAAATTATTTGGTATTGTTAGGCTAGTTATGCGTTGATAAATAAGGGAAAAACTTGATGTTGATTTATAGAAATCTCGAAAGTGGCCTATTAAAAAGGCTTAATAAAATGAATGAGACTATTGTCTAACCTAAATAACATAAACATTAATCTTTTAAACTACCAAACAGTCTTTTATCATTATTCTAATAGGTTTCGGTATGTTACAAATTGGTATAATAGAAAATAAAATATAAGGTTAGTTATTTATTGGTGGGAATTGATGGTGATGGAAATAACCGTTTGTATTCTGATAACAATTATGACAAGTTATGGTAGTTCATAATTCCATAAATAAACCCAATGTTACCAATTATTACAGTGTTTATCTTCGTCTCTATAATTACCTTACAATACATAGTGATTTTCTGAATTAACCATATATATCAACAATATGTATCATATATTACTATGTAATAATGTAGTACTACTGTATGACAACATCACATAATATACATTATGTGATCTTTTTGAGGCTAAAATTTGTATCTTAGCCAAGCGACCTAAAGATACGATTTTGGTATTCAAAAGTCCTTGTCGACCCCCTGACAAAAATTTTTTCCCTTGACCGAACTTTGACTTACGACTGTACCCCAACAACAACGTCATAAACCTAAAAAATTAAATATTGACTTTTGTCATATTTTACCAATAACCACAAATTTAAATGCCACCCATTAGTACAAATCAAAAGCCGCGGTAAAAAATTTTTAGTATTTCGATATTTAGATTATTAAATTATAAATAGTTTATATAATTCATAGGATTATTGTTAATTTTTAGTTAGGGTTTGTAGGTTATTGGTGTTTGGATGGTACTGTGTATTTTTTATACTTATTTTGTTTTCTAAAAACTAAGTATAACATATTTTGATTTTTTTGTCAAGTATTATTTTTGGTGGCTAGAATACGTTAAATAGTCGTTTCTTGACAAAAGCAGAAAATTACCGGAATAGTTAATAAACAATCGAAGGAAGGGTGGAGAGATGGGCCGATACAAAGAGACGCATAAAGTGGAAATAGGAAAATCTGATTGCTTTGCGGACAAGCAAGTAAGGAACTTAAATATTAGTCTTAGGGACAAGCTGATAGAGAAAACGTTGCTTGATGCTATTCTAAAAAAGTCATGCCAGTCTCAGGTAGTGGACACAACATTTATGGTAGCAGTAGCTTTAAAGTTAGGCTACTCCCATATTTCTATCACAAGACAGTTTGAGGAGGACTTACAAACAGGCGAAGTCAAAATGACAGACCTGGCGCCTGAATATAGTATCAAGCAGTGTGAAAAATGGCGTGATGAAGAAGAGGATGAATAAATGAAAAAAGAAACTAACTGGGGAAAGATAATCATCATATGCACAATTATTGTCGCGGCTATGATAATTTCGTGGATCATTATAGGGCCATTGTATGGGGTGTGGGAGCAAGAACAAAGTGGAAAGGCTGAACTATCAAAAGCGGAATACACCCGGCGTATAGCCGTCTTAGAAGCCCAGGCAAAACTAGATTCAGCTAAACTATTGGCCCAAACGGAAGTGGAGAGAGCAAAAGGTGTGGCTCAGGCCAATAAAATTATTGGAGACAGTTTGAAGGGAAACGAGTCATACCTTCATTATCTTTGGATAAATAATATGAATAACACGAACAAAGAAGTTATTTACATACCGACTGAGGCTAATCTGCCAATACTCGAAGCGGGTAAAAAATGAAAATTGACAAACTAGGCTTTTATAAATCAAGAGACGGCCACGAAATAGAAATAGTCTTTATCGATAGACACGGAAAATACGATTTTATTGCCGTTGGAAGACTACATCTTGAAGCTATTAACTCCGTTAATTTTGTTACATATACTTGTGATGACGGTGAAATCCGAGATGATGGTGACAGGGGTGATACTTTAATTGAATACCTCAGACCCAGCGGGGTTGAATGGCCAACGCCAAGGAAGACAAGTTTTGTGGCTTATTTAGATGAAGACTCGCTTCATAATTTCGACATAAAAGACCCCACGCATATTTGTTATGATATAGAGAATGAAAAGGCTGCTAATAGATTGATGCTTGAGACCACAAGTAAAGTTTCAAAATGGCGGTTTTATGGTGAAGAGCTTTTAGGGGAATAAAATAAAATGAAATTTATAAAATTAACTGGCGTGGATGATGTTGGTGAAAAAGAAAATAGTGTTTGGGTGAATATGGAAATAGTTTCATCTATTGAACGATATTATAAATTTAAATATTCAAGATTAGTATATGGGACTAATCTTTATACCAACGTAAAAGAAACCCCTGAAGAGATAATTGAAATTATTAAGGACCTTAAATGAAGAAATGGTACTACGCCAACCAATTGGATTTATCTATAATTGAGGTTACTCCTGCTCATGAAAGCGATATCACTGAGTTTGCTAAGCCAGAGATATTTGACACGTATAAAGGCGCTTTGGAGCGCATCATCGAGATGCACAATGAAGCTATGGGGGCCGAGTTGTATAAAATTGAAGAGCTAGTTCTTCAAAAACGCGCGTATGGCATGAAGCTTGCGAAAATACTCTTAGATGAAGATAAAGAGGGAAAATGAATATAAATTATAGAACTGAAAAAGATATCGACTGGGAGAATAGCCCTAAAGATTTAGCAGAAAATGCAAAAAAGTTTCTGGAAGAGAAGGAAAGAATTTTGGCACATTATGTTGAAGCACATGGTATACCTAGGGAAATTGGAATGGCATTTTCTAATCAAGTGACAGAATGCTGTGATATTTACTTCACTAAAGCTTCATTAATTATGGAAGAGTTTAAATGATAGCTTACATAGTTTGCGTGGCTCACAAGAAAGCTTTCAACTTCATTGAGGTCCTTGAAGTTATTATTGATGACGAGCCTAAAGCGATTGAGGTCAGAGACGAATATAATAAAACAAGGCCAGCGTATTCTAAGGTGGTTATAAAGCCGAAGGAAGTTAAGAAATAATGGCTAAATCAGAATATAAAATAGGTGACTGGTTGATTGAAGTAGGGGATGCAGTAAAATTAGGTTTCCATTCAAAAATAGATGGAATATCTAAAAATAAATACTATATGGTTCAGAAAATTAGGCATAGTATAATTACGTTAAGAAATGACTACGGTGTACTAACAGAATATGACCCCACTTTGTTTGAACCAATAGGTGTGTTAGGCACTACACCAGAATTTTTTATGGAAACAGTAGGTTTAGATAAAATATTTGGGACTTGTAAAGCGTACCTCGAAGACCCTAAAGGCTATATAGAAAAACTTGATGAGCGGATTAATAAAATTTGGCCTGAAGACGAACAAAAAACAACAACATTTGAAGGTTATGTTATGGATGAAGAGAGCTGTGACGTTAATAGTCCTGTTGTATTCACCGTGTTTAAACTTAAACTACCTAATTTAGGCCCGTGTAAAAAATGGAAAATAACAATGGAGGAATTACCAAATGATTAATACGATAATTAAAGACGAGGATGGAGACCTAGTGTTAATTTTAGGATTATCAGATATTGATTTAAAAATGTTGAAAGGGGGTTTTCCCCTCCATTTTGATAGTGGTGCGTTAGAATTTAAAGTTGGAATTTTATATGGCCCTACAGATGACGATATTATAAAGCAATTAAGAACGAAGAAAATAGGACCTATGAAAGGAATTACCAAATGATTAGAGATTTTAATAAAGCGGATGATGGGAGTATTATAGTAAACGTAGATTTATCAATAGAAGCTATAGCCCGATTACAAAAAGGGGAAACTATTCCTATGGGTTATAAAGAGCCTGATAATAATATTGATATAAGAATTAGGGTTAGGTCAGGGAAAACAGATGCTGAAATTCATAAAGAAGTTTTTGGAAGAGAAATGCCTGTAATAGAGGATGCACCTCCTCCTATTATAGAAGAAAGTGCCAGATTAAAAGACTTTGGGGATAAGTTACAAAATTCAGAAGAAGAAATGAGAATAAAAATTAAAGAATTTTTAGAAAAATTAAAAAAAGATGAAAAATTAAAAAATTTATTTTGGGACACACTTACGAATATGATGTCTGAGGCTGTAACTTATAAACTTTACAAATTTTTTAGGGTTGTTAAATAATTAATCAACTAAACGGGTCATTTTTATTGGCCTCCGCTTCCATTTCTTTTACTATTTTTTTAGCATCAAATTTAATAGGCTTCTTCGTTAAATGATTTAACAACATTGGTTTCAAATTTTCACAGAAGTCTTTGTGTGGTTCGAAATCTAACTTAATTTCAATATCTCGTGCTTGCCCACTACGAGTAAATCCTTTGCAAACACTTTCAGGCATATTAGAAAGATGGCGGTTAAAAGCTCTAAAGCCCATAGGTTTTTGTTTGCCTGCTTTTGCAATGATAACTTTTTTGACGACTTCAAAAGGCACACGATAAGAATAAAATTCGTCTCTTGCAATAACAAGTTTACTTAGAGGGATATAGTCTAAGTACATGGCACCAAGTGTGTCTTTTTCATCTTGAGTCATTGGCGGATTACCAAACTTATTTGTAAGTTCATTATAATCATTGTGAATATTCATAAGTACATCAATAATTTCAGTAAATTCAAGACTACGACTTTCTCTGAATATCGAATCGCGTGCTTCATTATTTTTAATTGTGTTAATATCGTCCATATCTTCTTTAGTTGAAAGAGCATGTTCTCTAATAAATAACATCAATAGGACAAATTCTTTTTTAGCTGTCTCAGACTTTGTAAGATTTTTTATAGTCTCTGAGTTAAAAGTACTTATCTTATTGCCTCTCTCATCAAGAATAGGTGCTCCAATAAGTATGCTGGAAGTTACTGGTATAATTTTAAACCGTCTATCGTCTCGACTCATCCCACTCATTGTATCTTTAGTGTTACAACACCAAACGACGTTCGCAAAATTCTGGGCCATATGAATTGCTTTACCTTTTTCTTCAAAAGCAAGTTTTTTGTTAATGAAGGTTTTCATTTCATTGTATTGTTCAATATTAACCATCATTTTTTCATCAAAAAAAAGTAATGTTGAGCTACAGTTCTTTTCGTTAAATTTCGTTATAACGTCTTTTGGGAAATTTAAATTATCTTCTCCATGGTAGTAGCCAAGAAATTCCTCAATAAGGAGATTTTTACCAATCCCAGGAGGCCCAATAAGAGTTAAATAAGTTTGTAGTTTTTCTGTGTTAGAAAAGGCACACCACTTAAGGACTTCGTTTCTAATAAGTGTGTCTGGAAATAAGTGAATTAAAAAAGACCTAAGTAAATTTCCAAGTTTGCTAAAAGTGATAGGGTCATTTTTATGACGTTCCATTAAGTTGAAATAATCTGGTTCCTTTTTCCATTCAGGTTCTATGTAAGAGTTAACGTAATAGTGTTTAAATTCATCACACCAGTAAAGTTCTTTTTGGGGGTTATAAACCATACTCGCTTGAAGAACAGCTTTACTGCGGGAATACACATCCCAATAGGATTCAGGTTTTTCTTTGGGGTCTTTTTTCACAAAGATATTACGAAGGGTTTCTTCATAATCGCGTAAACTTTTATATCCAGGCAATAAGATTTCTTTTTCACGGTGATGGAGCTGCCCTAACGAATCTTTGATAGAATAAGTCCTTGTTGCGACAACTTTGACACTATTTGTGTCAGAAACTTTAAAAAGTATGTGTTGTAAAAATTCCAATGCTTGTTCTGTACTTTTTGCATAACCCAATTTTTCGGATTTAACGAGGTCTAAAATCTGAGCTTCCGTCAGGTTGTCGTTATTTTGGTTAGAAGCGAGAGCTCTGGCGTTACATTGTTTTATGAACAGGTCTTTTAAAACGGAAACGTACTTTTCAATAGTGCATACAGGAAATGATTTATTGCTATTCTCAAGAACGGATTTTAAAATGTCAGCAAAAGGCCAAAAAGATTGGTCCCTCCCATTATAACGTACTTGGTCCCCCGAAATTAATTCAACGTTATAATCTGAAATATAATTATAAACCGCTTGTTCCACTTTCCCCAATCTTTTTTCCTCATATTTAAGTGTCGATTTAAAATCTGGTGACACGGGCGATACTTTTTTGACAGTTTTATGCCAACTGAGGCTATTCATATTTTTTCCTTAAATTTTATCTAAGTAAAAGTTATAAAATACATGTAGAGATATTGTCAAATTGACACAAGATATCCATAAATTGACGAAGTAGTAAAACGTCATAGGAATGGTTGATAATGTTGAGATAATAATTTAAAGTTTGAGCGCTCTTGAATGAGGACTCAAGGTTGAAAAAGATACAGACAGCCATGCTGATCACTTAGGTTGAACATCTTTTTTACTATAGTAGGTGCTCCCTACTGAGTCCAATTAGGTCAAGAGGGGGTTCTGGCGTGAGCTAGGGCACGTTGGTCGGGAGCCGTACACCGACCGTTGCCGGACGTAAACCGGTATTTGGGGGAGTAGTAAAATTATCATACCAGTTGAACTGCCATGGCGGAGATACATCCTGGAGTTGGTGGTTAAAGTCCATCCTCTTCCACCATTTTAATGCCACAATAAGGGTTCAATCGGTAAGCCTCCAGGACGCTGGGACGGAAGTTATGTCGGTTCGACTCCGACTTGTGGCAACTTTTTAAGGTGATTATGACTAAAATGAAATTAGTAACAGAAAAAGAATTTGGCTTATTCATTTTACGTTATCGAGGTAATTGGGAAAGATGTATTATTAATAATGAAGAGCCTATGTATATTGAGTACATTGACCCTGAATTGGAAGAAAACATTGTCATTGCTTCTTACTATATAAAAAATGGTGAGCCTGAAAGGTTTAAAATTATAGATAAATCCTATGACTAAAACCGAACAAGCCCTCTTAAATCGTCTAGAAGACTTACAAAATCAACTAAAAAATTGTCAAGACCCTAAATTGCGTGATGAAATTCAAAAGATGATTGATGAGAATTTTCTTACGTTAGGAATGCTTTATCATGCTATTTTATTTGGAAAGAAAAAAAATGAGCATATACAATAAATTCAAACATTTTTATTATTCTTGGTTTAAGTCAGATTTATGGTTAAAAAATGAGGGAAATTATAAAAAATATGATGTATTAGAGTTAGATTATCTTCCTGATGTAGTAGTTATAGCTATTATTGAAGATTATATTTATTTAAAGTATAAAGAAGATAACCCTCCAAAAATTAAGAGAAAAATAGGTACTTTATGATTAAAGAAGAATATGGGTTAAAAAATTTAACTGACGAAGAATTTCATAAATTTATTACAAATCGCCCTCATAATAAAATAATCCCAGGTTGGCGATATTTCCACTGTGAAGATTGCAATCATACTTGGCGTGAAAAATGCAGAGATGTTGAAACACCTAGTCAAGAATGTTGTGAGAAATGTGTTTCACCTTGTGACCCAGAAGGTTGGGCCTACCACCCTGAATGGCCCATTGATAAACAAGGGAATTTGATAAATGAGGATGATATAAGTGTACCGTAATATTAAATATTGTGACGTAAAACATATTGAAGAAAAGGTTATGCAAGATGGCGAATTAAAGATAGTAAATGCGTCTTATTATGAAGGTCTATCGAATGACGAATTAAGCAATTTTGCATTAAAGCACGCATTTTATTCTATCCCTACGGTTGAGCTTATAAATTTCTTAAAAGAAGAAATAGGTGGTGAGCAAAGCGTATTAGAAATAAGGTCTGGCCAAATGGGTAAGTTTAAAAATCTTTACCAACTTCAACAATATTTATATCAAAATCATTTAAAGAATTCAGATTTTACAATAAAAAATAGTTTTGTTTTAGTCGGTTTTTCAGAAGGGGACTTTATAATGAGAAAAATAGTACCAGGCTGGAGATTTTTCGGGTGTGAAGAGTGTTCTCATATGTGGCAAGAAAAATGCAGGGATTGTGAGTCACCTAGTGGGGAATATTGTGATATTTGTCATGGGTATTGTCACCATTATGAGTCTGAACCTCACCCTGAATGGCTAGTAGATACAAGTGGGAATTTAATAGATGAATCATAATAAGTTAAGTTTTATTTTAGATATTGGAATGAGAATTAATCAAGTCGCGAGTCTTTGTCTTTTAATCATATCAATACAAAAGGGTAGTAAATTAGGTATTAGTTTAAATATCTTTACGATATTACTTATATCTATAACTATTTTAATAACAAATAGGCTTAGGGAAAGTGCCTTAAGAGATGAAATAAAGGGTCTATATGATTTTCATGAAATGTTTATTAGAAGGTTTGAGAGGATAATTAGAAATGACTGAAGAAGAAATATCAGATAAAGAGAAAGAATTCTTATTATTATCCATCGAAGAGAAAAAACATATTTTGGGCGAAGCAATAGACAATTTTTTCCTCTATCTAAAAGACAAAGGGGTCAGTTATCAGCAATATGTGTTACTTGTCCATTCAATGGCTACTGCTAATTTAAATGGAACACCTAATGATATAGAAACACATATTGTTGTTATGAAGGATAAAAGAAATGATTTATCTATTGAAAAAGACAAAATTCAATAGATAAATTTTAACCAAAGGAGAAACAAAAAATGACTGAAGCAAAGACACAGGCAGCAGATATGGATGAGTTATGTAGTGGCCAAAAAGGTTTGGGGGCTATAGAAAAAATTTATAATTTTTAATTAATTCTAGGTTGACTGCGGGCCCGATAACTCGGCAACAAACTATTGATAGTCATCTGCCTTGTACCAAATAACCTTGGAGCAGATGAATAACTCTCAGTTTTAATAAAAGCTGCATTTGACAGGCATTTATTTTGCATATAATAGATAACTCCTATCACGTTCGCATCGACCATATCGTCATGTTTGCCTTTTTCACCGGTGAAGTTTATGTGCTGGTTTATAAAAGAATCGATATCTGGCCGTAATTTTCGGCTAGGGACGTAGTATTTCCCATCCACAAACGTGGGCGCTGCCAAACTTGCCTTCTCGTATTTGCTAGGACTCCCTGGTGAGAACTCTACAATCCGCCCATAATGTTGTTTCAAATCAGATGTTAGAGCAGGCCCACTAGCTGTTTGTTCAATGATCAGAGCCCAGTAATACGGGTACTTCCGAATCATCATTGCTGTTTCTATTTTTAACGTTCGGTAGTCTTTCGATTTTGCCACCCAATCCAACAGATATATCCGATTACCGGAACAGCCAAGTACGACGATAGCGAAATTATCGCTGCTCGCTTTAATTCCTGTTTTAGTACTTGTTTTGCCTTCTTTGAGGTTAGGGTCAATAGCGATGATGATACGTGATATATCTTTTGGTAATTGTTCATAATCTTGAAAATGGCTCCTTTCAAATAGCTTACCCAACATATTGATGGGGTTGCCTTGGTAAATGGCCTCAAACATCAGAGGGTTATGAATTTTATGTTGATAATACTCAGGCTCGTAAAGCTTCCACAGAGGGTCTCCGACTTCCCTCTTATCTAGGGGGTGGGATATTTTAGTTCCCGTCTTTATCGCTTCGAAGCTGAAAACATCCCAGTCGACCCAGGGAATTCCTCGGTGTTCAAGTTCATCAATCTGCTGTCTATTTTCAATCTGCATCCTTTGAATCCGGCCACAGATATCGTCATCATGCCATCGAGTGAAAAACACGATGCCATGGGCAGTAGGGCTAAACCCGCTCTTATCTGCACGCGCCATGAACACAGTCCAGAACCATTGCCAGATAGTTTCCCTAATCTTATCACTTTGCGCTTCAGCGTAGCCCTTATAAAGGTCGTCAGCGACGAGAAACTGCCCAGGGTGCCCCGATAGCATATCTCCCATACCAGCACAACGAATAGACCCTCTATCTGAATAGACGTTAGATAAGACTGTTGCCGTGTCTTTCTTCCCCTTACGGTCTCTTTTGCTCAGCATATCGATATTTTCGAGTGAGCTTTTAACCTTGGCTCCAGGAAATAACTGCTGATACCTTTCGCTCGTAATCACATTACGCATGTTACTGGCTTCACTGACCGCTTTATCATTGTTGGCCGTGGCATATATAATCGACTTATCCTTAAATCGACCAAACAAGTACGTGCATAAAAAAATTCCTGCAATCAGAGTTTTACAATGCCTTGGAGGAATCTCAATCATCAGCCTCTTGGAGTGGGGTGAGACAATCATATCGTCAATAACTTCGACTAAAAGCCAGTGAAACCACTGATAATCAATAGGATAATTCATAGACTTTATATAATTCATGAAGGTACGAATACGTTCAAAAGAAATTAGTGTAGAAAATTCTTCAATATCTTTTCGCGAAGCGGTTCTATTTTCTACGACGGCTTGTAAGTCTCTTAATCGTTTAAAAGAAAATGTATTATATAACCCTTGAAACTCTTCTAATTTTTCTGATTCTTTATAATTAGAGGCCATTAGCCCTCTTCTTGTCATATAAAATATGGAAATCTTTTACTGCGTCCCCACTGCTAATATTCGACGTGGATAGAGTATTTTCTTTCAAATCGCTGTAAGTATTTTTCTTGAGGGGGGATATGACGTATTTTGAGAGATTATCTAATTTTGATTTTGCAACACTAATAGTTTCTTTCTCTTTATTTACCAATGCTGTAGTCATCTGCATTTCCCAATAAAGAAGTTCCAAGCAGGGAGCCATATCGACAGCATCTCTAAATTCTGGGTGCTCGTTATACCATTCAGAAATGGTTTTCGGACTCACTCTCACACCTTCAAGCGCACAAAAACTTTCTAAAGATCTCCCATTCTCACAATGATTTCTTAATCGTTCACAATATTCCGGTTTGTAAGCCGCCATAGCATCGCTCTTTTTTAATTTATTCTATTTACTTTACACTTTCACAAAATTTAGGTTAATATGATATTAATATAAAATTGAACACATGTATAATATTATTAGATAGTAATTATAAGTATAACATTATTACCTAGTAATTTTTTATTTAATATTTTTAAACCGTCATTTAAAAGGTGATTTAAATTTTGTTGTTAAATTCAAAAGAAATGCCAGTTTCAAAAGAAACGCAAAGAATTATCGCTAAGAAATTGAATAGCGACCAGCTCTTCGTAATCATTGTTCTTGTGATTTCCGCCTTCCTTTTTTATTTTATGATGACTAAAATGACTTCCCAAATTGACGCCATAAATTCTCGCTTGGATAGACTTATCGAATTGGACGACCAAAACTTATCGATATTAAAAGCTGTTTTGGATAAAAAAGATGAAGGTAAATTTTAATAATGACAACGTATACGTTTCAACAAATTATGGCGGATATCGGGGATGGGACCACAACGACAACATCTGACACACAAATTTATATTACTCGTCAAACATATCTAGACATTGTGACTAACTCAAATGGGAGCATCTCACTCATAAATTTACCGATAATTTCTGTCAGCATTATAAATTTTACAGTGAGCTATTTTAATTTTAATCCAACATTTCCATTTATTTTGACAGATTTTACAACGGCTGACGATTGGGACACTTACACTTTCCCTGTATAAGAAAGAATATTAATGAGTTTCGGTACGCCTGCAAAACCACCAACAAAGCCTGATATTCAAACTTTTGTTAATAGAAATAATGAAGTTTTAACAGAGTTTTTAGATGTTTATAAACTGGATAAAAAAAACCCTGATGATATTAGAGGGACGTCAATCCCATTTGTTTATAATCTTTTAGGCTCTTGGCTTATTAATCCATCCACAGTTTCTTTAGATACTTTCCAAAGAATGTCTTATACAGACTCAATTATATCTTCGTCTCTTGAGTATAACACTTCAATTATTAGTAATACTGTTGGTGATTATTTTCACGAGAATAAGAAAATAGAGAGTTTTGTTCGCAAGTGTTTTGAAGAGCTTGAAGGCGGAAAACCTGGTTTAATCCGAGACATGTTGACAGCAATGTGGGCAGGATTCTACACGGGTGAAAAAGTTTACTCAAAACCATCAGAGTATATTGATGGTAAAATTTGGATTAAATCTGTCATATCCTATCCACCTTCAACAGTGTTATTTAATGTTAACAGAGAAGGGCAACTTGATGATTATATCTATCAATATGCCTACTTCGCAGCAAATCCTGGAATGCAAAATGGACTATCTCAATTATCTTTTGGCTCATCTGAAGGCTCTGGCCAGGGGGGATGTGGTTACTCTAATGGTTCCCCTGACAGCATATCTTTTCTGGGCGACTTTATTTTTCCTATTCGCAGTACAAATCTGCAAACAGTTGGCTTAGTCCCCGTCCCAAGAAATAAGATGATTCATTATATTCGAAAAGGCCAAGATGGGTTTTTAAACCCTTATGGCCGTTCGATGTTACGCAGTGCGTATAACTTCTACGTACTAAAATGTGCATTCTTACAATTCTTGGCAGTTGCTGGAGATAAGAAATCTCTACCAATTTTAGTCGCATACTGTGACCCCATGACGTTGACGACGTCTTCAGTATCTAGCCCGGATAATCCAGATCCTATTTTAAATAACCCACATCAAACGCAAACAGCCATCGACACAGTGAGACAAGCCTTACAGGCATTGCGTGGTGATTCAGCCCTTATTTTGCCTGGGATGAAGGGTGCAGCTTTCGATATCGAGGCAATCCACAGCGAAGGCAACTTAGATATTTTTATCAATGCTCTTAAGTATTGTGACGATTCAATGCAACAATCTCTGTTTATTCCTTCCTCGATGTTCGGGAACACCCAAGGCGCAAGTTATGCCTTAGGTACTTCACAAACTACAATTCAAAATAAACTTCTTTCTGCAATTCGGGGTTCGACTGAAGACACATTACTAAATAATTACGTCAAAGATTTAATTCAATTTAATTTCTCACCTGATGAATATAAGAGCCATAGATTAAAATATGGATATTTTGAGTCGGAATTATTGAACACAGAAGATAAGATTCAAGTTGCTAAACTCTATGAGGCCATGAAAAATTCTGGTTTAACGAGCCCATCTATTATTGAGGATATCAACAAGTATCGTCAAAAACTTGGCGATTCTGAACTCACAGACCAGCAAATAAAATCAATACAAAAAGATATCGAAAAAGAAAATCAACCAAAAGCAAAAGATTCAACAACAAAAGTCGATGTTAAATCACACGATAAACATTACAAAAAACGAAATGACGTTCCAATGGGAGGTTCTTCCTCATGATCCAGTTATCTTTACCGACTCAAGACTCCTCTTGGAATGAAGTAAATCCGAACACAATTGACGTAAAAGTTCTTATTCTTTATCCATTCCTCGTTGAAGCTGATGCAAACGGAAACTCTTTTGATATTAAAGAAGAAGACGTTCAGGCTATCCATGACAAGTATAATAAGAGCTTAAAAGGTGTCTGGAATAAATTAAAAAGAATGGGGAAAGATACTCCACTAAAACAAGTTGAGACTGTCGCCAATCTTTTAGACCATGACCCGAAAGCATTAAATGTTGTTGGGAGAGTAATAGGTGAATTAGAAATAGTAAAAAAAGATGGGACTTCTTACCTCTTTGCGACGTTACGAGTTAAAGGAAAAGATAATGTTGAACGAGTCAAAGATAAACGTTTCTCTCAAGTTTCTATAGGTTTTGACCCAGCAACTCATGAGCTTTTTGAAATATCTTGGGTTGTGAATGGTGCAATTCCAGGCGCGCAAGCAATTATGTCAGACGGGGCTAAGTTATTTCCAACCGTCATAACAAACACAAAAGAATACAATCAAAATAATCTCCTAAATTTGAAAGTGGCTATGCTTTCAAAATATGATTCTCATCGAAATAAAATGGAAGAGATTAAAAACGAAATAGAAATAGAAAGTATGTTGACTACTTTAGCTATTGGTGGGAAACTTTTACCAAGAGACAAATTCAGAATAAAATCACAATTAAATAAAATTACCGATAAAAAAGCACGTTTTGAAGCGTTTAACTTATTAGCGGAAAATTTAATAACTGTTGTTGATTACGGCATTAGAGCCAAGAATAAATCAAGCATTAATTGGGAGGAAAATTTAATGCCAGGAACAAAAGGAAACGGGATGTTGGACTTACAAAAAATTGCAGCAAATTGCGCAGCGAATCTAGGCAAAGGTAAGTCAAAAATGTCAGACGGTGAAGACAAAGGCTCTAAACTATCTGAAGAAAATGACAAAGGCAAAATGAGCGAAGGCGATAAAGACAAAAAAGAATTTGGCAAGAAAGACTTAAAACACTGTCTTTCTATTGAGGATAAAGAAGAACTTGGGAAATACCTTTCCACATTTTTAGCCGCTGATGAAGAAGACGATGACGCGGCTATGTCTGAAGAAAAAGAAAAAGCTAAATTTTCTGAAGAAGTCAAAAAATTAAATAGTGAATATGCTGAACTCAAAAAGCAAAATGGGGATATTTTAGAAAAAATAGCAATTCTTTCTAAAGGCACTGAAGAAACAAAAGCATTGTTTAGCGCGATAGTCGCAGCACAAAAAGATTAAAAAATTAATTTGAAAGGAATTTATTATGTCCATGGGACCTAGCGTTGATACCAATGTACGAGCAATTAGTTTTTCTATTTGTTCTACAGATGCATCCCCTATTTATACTCAAGCGCCTTTAGCTGCGTCTACCGGCGGCATTGAATATAAAACAGGATTATTACTTGCACAACTGACAAGCGGTGCGGATAGCGGAAAATTTATTAATTTTGACTCTGTTGCAGGAACTGACGGTCAAGATGTGTTTGTAGGTGTTCTGATGGATAATCAACTTCCTGTATCCACCGCTGCACAACCCCTAGCACAAATCGCAATCATGCTAACAAAAGGCGCTTTTGTTAAAGAGCAATTACTTTACACACAAATTGCAGATATTGCTGCCGCTGTTACACAACGTAATGCAAAAGAAATCATTGATTACAATATTGCAACTACTTTAATTTACGGTCTATAAAGAGGAGAAACAAATGTCTATTGCAACAAGAGGTGTTTCTAACCTCAATTTATTATACGGCCTTAAGAGTGACCCTAAAATCAAGATTGCAGGAAGAGACCTTCCTGCTTTTTATGAAGAAGCAATGTTGTCGATGGGAATTAAAAATTCCAAAGATGTGTTTTCACCAGCTTTTCTATCTGGAAATCATGGTGCCCCTATGTTTAACACTCAACAAGCTGTTGACCGTTATTCTAAGGCTCAATTTAACGTCACAGGCTCAGGGATTCCAATTAACTCCACAACCGTATCCGTAACGAATTTGCTTCGTGAAATCGGTACCGTAATGGATCCAACATCATTCCTTTCACATTATGTGCCAGACGTCATGAGTGAAGCGAGCACAGTCGTAGTCGAAACTATTCAACAGATTAAAGGTGTGCAACAAGATAGAAAACTCGGTCAACTTTTCCCTGAAGTGAAGAAAGTCGGTAACCAATCTGCAACTTTCACCCCTGGATACAGTGGTGAAAAAATTGTTGTTGATGAACAAGATATCCTTTCTCTTCGCGAAATTGGAACTAACAACTTTGGTATCAGAGGTATTGCTCAATATCTATCTATTTGGACAGAACAATTAGGTGTACGCATGTATACCAAAAAGCAAATCCTTAATCGCCAAGCTATTTTTGATGGGGAGTTTTCCTGGTATGGCCAAACCTTTAGTTTCGGCGTTCCTAGTGAGAATACTTTAGTACCAATTAGTGGTATCCCATGGGCAACTCCAACCGGCCCAGGTGGTGTTTATGTAATGAACCCATCAGCAACTCCTTTGACTGATATACGTTATTTAATTTCAAATGAACCCTCTTTAAGACGGCTAAAACCTTTCTTGAAAGGGATAGCTATGAATCGAGTGACCCATACTTGGTTTTATAGTAATCCACAAGTACAACAACTTATACAATATGGTTATATGGCGAATACGAATTTAGTCAAACAAGGATCCCGAGGGGCAACTATGGAAGACATGGTTGAGTACTATTTGGGTGGCGATATCAAGATACAAATAATTGTCGATGACTCCACATGGATGGCTGATGATAAAGACCCATTAGGTTTCGCTGAAGACTCTGTAAACTACTTTTTACCAGATGGCAAAATTGTGTTTGTATTTGATTTATCCGCATACGGTGGAAATACAGCCGACTTCGTTTATACACCGGCAAAACAAAATGGTGGCTCCTTCTTAGAAGCTCGCCCTGGGATGTTTATGGTTATGGAAGATCTAACTCAACCTGGTTCCTTCGGTGGTTATGAGAATCCTAGTATTAAATTATTGGCAGGCTTCAATGGTCTTTCACGAATTATCAGGCCGAATGACCTATATATCTTTAACGCTTTAGCCTAATTTTAAGAAAGAGAGCATTTTATCATGAAGCAAGAAGTTACCATTAAAGACCCATTTTCGGCCCAAGAGCCTACTTTAAAAGAGGCTAGGAAAGTTAGGGTCAAATTTAATTTTCCTTTGGCCTCGCCAAAATTTGATTCTTCTATCGCACTTAAAAAAGCTAAAGAAGAAAAATCCTATATCGCATTCGAACTCCAAAACCATATTGATATGAGCACACTCTCAAATTTTTATGAAGCTGGAAAAGTCTATGAAGTATCTGAGGATTTTTATAACAAATTTGCAGAACGAAGAGTCAGAACAACTAATCCACTTTTTGGAAAATTTGAAGGCAGCATGAAGAAATTCGCGGTCAGACCGGTTGTTCCTTACATGTTAAAAGTGGACGCAGACGGCGTTTTATTAAATCCAATGGATAGGGACTTAGACTTATACGCGAAGGATTAAGGGAAGAGTTATGACGTCTGAAGAAGAATCTATATACATTGATGAAAATGGTGACGAATTTTTAGATATTGATGTTGGGGCGTAAGTTATTTTATGGGCAAATATATCGCAAATGACACAGTAAAAGCATTTATAGAAACAAAAGTATCTTTTGGGTCTAGGGATGATCAAATTTCAGATATCGAATTAGATATGCTCATAAAACAAGCCGAAAGCAAAGTTCAGTTAGAATTGTCAGACCAATATATCATTCCATTTAAAGGGTATAATGGTCTGACTTTTCAAGAGATAACACAGGAAAACACAAAAGAAATTATAAGTAATCTTTGTTTGTATCGTTCTTTGTATAACATCACGAAATTCTATTTTGGCAAAACTTCCAACAATCGTGGCCAAAATTATGTTGATTTTTATGATGATTCTTTTAAAGATATATTAGAGCCATTAAAAAGAAAAAGAAAGACAGGAGTCTTTGATACGCCACCCTTAGCGGGATTACTACTCAATGGAAATTCGCAAAGAACTTCTCCTGTATTGCCTTCCCCGCAAGTTTCTAATTGTGGAGTAAATTCCTTTCATTATGCGAATACTCACGTAAACAATCCACAAGTTACGCCATTAAGAGGCTATTGGAACAATGGCTGTTGGGTGGCGAATAGAAATTTATGAATGACCTAGGTAAACAAATAGAATTAGAAATTACTAAAACACTCAGAGAATTAAAAACTGATTTATTTGATTCAAGCGGACAAACTTTAGGAAGAAATTGGGAAGACTTAACGCCCAAATATAAAAAATGGAAGAAAAAATTATTGGGTTATGCTTACCCTATTAATATACTCACTGGATATCTCCTTCAAAGCCTAGTTGATAACGCAATAAAAGTAAACGTAAATTATGATGAAAGCTCAGATACATTAAGTTTCAACATCAATTTGGATACGGACAGAATCGGTTTAGAGTATGCGGAGTACGTTAATGACAAACGTGAATATATCTCATTAAGCGATGAAGAGAAAAAATTTATCAACGAATTAGTCATTGATATCGTGCAAAGTCATTTTGAGGGCATGCAATGAGGACTGATAAAATTGCATACGGAACTTATTGTAACCTCTTACCGAGTGCTTCGTTATGTCGAGTTCTATGCGAAACGTTTATGGAAAAATATCCTAAAGTTTTTAGCGTATTTTCACATAATGTTCTTCCATATAAAATAGTAGATTTAAATACGGCCGCAATCCCTGCACTTTTAATCTATCCCGTAAAATCAAGTATCAATTCAGAATCTTGGTATGGCAGAACTTCTTTATTTTTTGATTTTATCTTCCCTGGCGGCGCAGTCATTAGGGAACGAAGCACAGAAATCGCAACGGTATTATCCGAAGCCGTAATATATTTAATCTTAAAAAACCAAAATTTCTTTGATGCACTTAAGTTTGGACCTCCCGATGAATTCGGAAATCCGACGTGGGGGAAATTTCCGGGGCTTACAGAACTTGGTGAAAAAATCGATGTTGATTTTTCTGATCTAAACAGCTTAACAAATCGTCAAGATTCTGTAACAATGAAATTAAGAGTAAGTTATTCAATCGATACAGTTCAGTGGTGGCAATATATTCAAGAAGTGCTTGGGCATAATATACATGACCCTTGTCAGTTCTTATATCCATATATTGAGCATTATATCGCAAATATTAACGAAATAACTTCTTTAAATAATGGAGTAAATGATATATGAGTAATCCAAGTACTGTCCCTTTTTACAAGACGCCTAATATTTCAATTAGAAGTTCTATCGCCAGCCCAGCAGCTTTGCCCACACTTCAACAAGCTGTGGAATGTATTGGACATAGAAGTTTAATTGATGGTGCTAGTCAACTTGCGCCATTAACACCGGCTCCAGGGTATCCTCAATTACAATATTTTCATCCCTTTGTGATGCCACCTTTAGGCTCAGGAAATGAAGCATTATCATATATGAAAAACCTAGGTTTTACTGTAAACTATGGACTTTCTGGTGATTTATTATTTCCTGCACCATCAGCCATCGTAACAAATTTAAATGGCACAGTAACTTTAAGTTATGCCGCTCAACCACAAAATTATAATTTATTATTACAATCTGGTTTTACCGCTTCAATAACTCAGACGACTTCTGGAGCAGAAGGTATTTTCTTAAGCGCAAGCGTGAATTCTTATGCGATTACTCTTGGAAGTGTATCAGGAACTTTTGTAACGACTGGCGCGGATACTATAGAACTTGCTTATATTAATAATAGTTTAGGTTTACCTGATCCGAATCGGACTGAAGAAATTTGTATGCAAGTTTTTCATATGTACCAGGTAATTAATAATATTGCTACGGTTAATAGTGGTTCACAATATAATTTTGTTAAACCGAATATCATTATTTCCGTTTTAACGGACAGAGAAACAAGCGGAAGTTTTTCACCGAATCCAGCAAATCTTTCTTTAGGGGTTCCAACAGATACTGCGATACAAACGAGTGGTGATGTTTATGTTGGGTGGACTGCCGTACCTACTCAATCAGCTTATGTGCCTTTAACACAGTTAGGGGACTCTGCATTAAATCAATTAACATCACTAGCAACTGGGGTAATTAAAAGCGTCCTTGCACCGTATACGATTGCAGGATGTGCTTTTGTCGTAAACTTAGGCCCTGTGACAGGTGTATTTGATACGACCCATGCAATTAATTTAAAGCTAGATGCTACTCAAACTGTGTTCACATTAATGGAAACAATACCTTTTACGGCTATTGTTAACCCATATAACGTTGCCACAAATACGGATATTAGCACAAACCAAGCAGAATATTTTGACTATATTGCCGCTGTTAATCAACCGACAGAGGTTGAGAAGGGACACTACGGCGTGGTGGGAACTTTCGCAAATACAACAATCGCTGCAACATCAATGGCAAGTTTATTACCAACAGATATAGATAATAATTGGTATGAGGCAGTTTATTTTCCTTATGTTCCAAACGTGGGAGAATACCCTCAAAGTTCAGCGGTAGTCGCTGCGACAATAGCGGCTTTCTTTAGCTGTAATTCTGCGCCATATAATCCACAAAGTGTTTTAATTGTGCCTTCTCTTTTATCGTCAGCAAACACTCAAAACAGAGTTGTCTATGGTTTAACAGGACCAACCTCAAGTGAAATTGCGCTTGACTTAGGCTGGTCTCCGTTATGTGTAAATGCGGCAGGTCAAGTAATTACTTCACGACTTGTTACTGGTCAAACTACACTTCCTGGGACAAGCGTGACAGACGTTGAATTCTTTCCTTTGACTACATGGCAAATTGTAACTTTATTTAAACAACAACTTTATGTTGCACTTATTGTGGCTAAAGTTAAACAACTTCGTCAAAGCCCACAAGTCCTAACTAAGATTAAAGGTGTTGTTATCGCTTTGATGATTCAGTTTGAAACTAACGGGATGTTTGAAAATTCTGCGATTTTAGCAAAATTAGTCACAGTAACCCGTGCAATCAATGCACCAGACACAATCATAATCGATGTGCCAATCACTGTAATTCCTGAACTTGCAAGTGCGAATGTTCAAGTGGGTTTAATTTCCAGCGTATTTAATTTAGGCGCATAAAGTTTAAAAAGAAATTTAGGAGTAGTTTGTCATGGCACAGATGTATAGCGACCGAGTATTAGTAAGTTTTAATGGTGTTAATATTTTCCCTCCAGGCGATATGGCAAGTTTTTCTTTAAAAAGAATGGGTAACGCGGCATTCGTACAAGGGATGACTACGGATGGCAATGCTAGTGGAGCGGTTAAAGGTAATAACACCATAACCTTAGACCTCACACAATATGTTCAAAACGATAAAACGAGAGCGCCAATCGATTTTAGCAAATATGATTATGAACAAAACAACGTCCAAATAACTATTTCTTCTATGAGTAAATCCTATGGCGAACATGATTATGAAGGACAACAAATCGTTTTAACTGGTGTGTTTTATATGGACACAACTACGACAGGCGCGGGGCAAGGTCAAGTCATAACGAATTCTTATACGTTTGGCGCAATAATTGCGACACAAGCTTAAGCCTATTAAAGAGAGCAGATATGATTGAGCAGAATAGAAAAAAAGTTGTTGTTACTAAAAAAGAACTTCGAGCGAATATGGACCATATTTCCGAACAAGGGAAATTTGATAGAGCCAAAGTCCAATATGAAAAATTAGAATGTATGCGTAATGGCGTTCATTCTAATATGGAAGTAGATTTTGATGGTCTTCTTTTAAATATGAGATTACTAAGCCAGAGAGAAATAAGTCAGATAAATATTGAAGTGAGAAAAGAGATAAATTCAATTCCAGAAGAATTACGTTATCCCGGTTTTGAGTCATTTATTTATACTAAAAAAATTCTTTCAAAATCAACGACGTCATGCCCGGAAGATTTAATTCCAACTTTATCTGAAGATACTATCGATATGATGACGCCTGATCAGCAAATGGTATTAATGCAAATATGGGCTGATTATAACAAGGATTGTTGCCCGGTAATTGATAACATGAGCGATGAACAGGTGAACACTCTTTACGAAGAGTTAAAAAAAAATCCTCGGCAAGCGAACAATTTTACGCCCTGGCAATTGCGCAAGGTTCTCTTTCTCTGCTTGGTAATACTCACACAACTCACGGACAAATCGTTTACGAAATTATTGCCAGAAAGTTAATGCGGTATTATCAAGTAAGAGACAGTAAGTAATGACTGACAGTAATTACACCATAGAAGTTAAAGGCGCAGGTGGGGCGAGTCAATCTGCTAAAATAGACACGTCTGATATCCAGAAATCTCTTAATCAAGTTTCAGCCGATTTAAAAAAATTAGACACATCAAATTTTCAAAAAAGCTTGACAGAATTAGCTAAAGGCATTCAAAAATCTGCAACATCTGCAAACAGGTTTGTGGAAAATATGGCGAAGATCGAAGCTAAGTTATCAGCTTCTTTGAAAGCGGGATTGTCTCCAGGTAATACGAATAGTACAAATCAAGAAAAGATATCTCCAAAAGAAATTTCTAAAAAAGCAGATTCAGATTCAAGGAAAACAGAAAGATTAGTAAAAACTATGGGGTCTCTTTCTGAGGCTATTGATAAGTTAACCTCTGGGATTAAGGAAAACTTTAAACCAAAAGAAAAACCAGAAGAGAAGCCAGAAGAGAAAAAACAAGACTTAGTTAATGATACAAAAAAACTTCTTGCAGCAGTTGGCATTGGGGCAGTAGTTAAACAACTTGCAGAAAATGAAATAGTTAATCCTGCGCGTGCGATGGGAATGTTGATTAATTCCAATGTTGTGTCTAACCCAGTACAAGCGGGAGCTGGTTTACTTGGTGCGTACCAGGATAGGGTCGCTAGTAACACAGGGTCAATTTTAGGTTTAGTTGGAGGTATAGCGGGGGGCGCCCTCGGGTCTATAATTCCGGGTTTAGGGACTTATTGGGGTGCCGGAATAGGGTATGGAGCGGGGAAATTAGGCGGAGATATCCTCGGCCAAACACATAAGGCACTCGAATTACCCACACTACAAAGAGCTTTAACAACTGATTACTATTCAAGTCTTAGTAAGCAGATTCCAGGATATCGGCAATTTGCCCAAAGCCAGTATGGGTCAGCAGGGTTTGGTTCTGCTGAAGCTTCGCAAGATCCTTATTTTGAGAGTCGCGCCGAATTTGGAAAAGGGTTCTCAAGATTTGCAGGTGGTAGCATAGATTCGGATACTACCTTAGGCATTATAAAATCTTTAAGTGCTCAGGGGGCTTCATCCCCTCAAGAAGTTAATATCACTGGAAATTTACTTGGCCAAATAGCTAAATATACGGGCAAGAGCTCGGTTGATATTGAAAAAGTCTATAAGTCCGTGGAAAAATCTGGCATGAGCCCGAATGAAGGTTTACAAAAAGCGCTCACTCTTCTCCAAAGTGGTCAAAGCGTTACGGAGACCACAGGTATTCTTAGGAATGATTCACATCGGTCTGAAGGCTACATGGCGGGACAACAAAGTTATTTATCAGGAACGCCTTATCAACAATTTACGGCACAGCTCGTAGGCAATGTAACAGGAATCAATGAAGAAAAGTTTTTCCATGGAACCCCAGCAGAAAAAGAACATGAGATGGCAAAGGCCAGGAAAAGGTTCCAAGGTGCTGATGCTGCCAGGCGGAAGGGTATACTGAACTACGATTCGCATATGGTTGAGATGATGGAACTGCATCAGAATATTTGGCCATGGATGGTGGATAATGGTCGTAAGGTTGCTCAAGGAAAAGCAGGTGATGGCTTTATTAACCAAAGTGAAGGGCAAGACGCCACTGTAAAAGCCACTCAAATTGCTTTGGACAAAGGGGCTGCGGGTAGAAGCCCTCAGCAAATCATAAATGAAGCTCTTAGTGAAATTGGAAAGTCCACAAATACATTTTCAGCGCTAGGAAAATCAGCCGAAAACCTAGCGGCTAGTTTTGAAACAGCGATAAAGTCGTTTGTTGACCCACTTATGATGCGGAACAGAGACCCAAATTCACCACTTGTGTGGAAATCAGATAAGAAGATTTTGTCAAAGACAAAGGATGGTCGATAATGGCAAATCCTTTAGCGGGCAACGACGTCACCCAAACTTTCGGGTATGCGAACACAATTGCGAGCGTTTTAGGCTTAAATAATTGGCAAATGTACCCAGGCTCGTATAATGGCTGTAAATTTCATCTTATCACGTCTGGGCTATTGGATAACCTAAATCGCTTTAACCCAGCAGCAGGGGCAATCTCGCAGGTGTCGGGTTTGCTCTCTAAGGCTGGATTAATTGGTAGTGTTGATCCTTTAATTAAGGGTAGCAATGATGCTCTACCTTATGGTACTTCTACCGTGTCAAAAAACGTCACAGATATTGGTACTAAAAAATATGTCCGACACCGCCTTCCGAATTCGAATGTAAATGTGCTTGAGGATCTCGGCTGGGATGGTGAGACCATAAAGTGCGTGGGTATTATTTTTGGCTCTTCAGCCCTTGATGCGAATAATAATCTTTTTAACGTCATGATAAATCCGACCTCGGTATCACCATTAAACAGAAATGTTTTGGTTCATCCTATTTTAGGGAAAATTTCTGACGTTCTCTTAGTGAATTATAAGAGGATCCATTCTAGTGATGCGTATAAAGCAATCGCTTATGAATTTACTTTTGAGACCTCAAGCCCTGTTCAAGCGCAGAAGTCGATAACTAGCATAACGTCTCAAATTGCATCCGCATTTAATGCAATTGTTTCTGTTTATACTGCGATAAATCAATCGATAAATCTAGCCACAATCTTGTATACAAGAGGTGGTACGATTGTTAATAGTTATTTCCAAACAAATCATAATAATGCTAAGATTAATGCTGCGACTTTGGTTGGTGTAACTCAACTAGTTTACCACAATTTAACGCCATCGACTTTTATAAACCCTACGCTCGAGGCGTTAAACACGTCGATAGTCAATTTGTCTATTGGTAGCAACCAAAATACAACGGGAATATCGAATAATACACCGACATCTTCTAGTTCTCAGACAACAACAACTCCTTCAACAGGTGTCGTTGGCATTGACCTCTCAACATATAATAGTTCTTTCAATACGGGATTGCCAAACGGCGTTTCTAAAGTTGTAACTTTATTTGCGCAGAGCGTCCAAAACACAATTAATGCAATAAACAGTTCAGGACAGGCAAGTAGTTTTCAAGGGGTTATTGCAAACCTTGAAGCAGCGGTTGTCTCATTAAATAATGTAGCTCAGGCTGTTTTATTTAACTTATTAGAAAATACGACAAGAGTCACAATACAAACAACAACAAGTCTAGAGGAAATATTTGCACAATATAACATTGATTTTAGCAATGCGACTAATATTCAACAAGTTATCTCTCTCAATCCTGGAGTTTTTAATAGTGTAAATTTTATCCCTGCTGGTTCTCAATTGGTATTACCTAATGACCTCACTCAGTAATATAAATCAACCTATCTCATATACCATGGAAATATACCCGTTTGCGGACCCTCTAAGGACAGAAACTATTCTTGTTGTTAACACCATAACCGCAGGCTTTAGTATTCCTTCCAGTACGACAAAGGTAAGTGATTTCTATTATTTAGAGGCTTTTAGTTTTGGAAATGATATTTTTGACCCAAGGCAAAGAGGAGCAGCGAAGGTTGTTCAGACCCAATATGAGAAAATAGACTTTTTTAAGTATGTGGCTGAAGGTGACCTCATTTTCATTAAAGAGAATGGAATAAATATTTTCTCTGGTTACATAGAATCAACTCAATTAGATATATCCCTGGCAGGTACAAGTATAATAGTAAATTTTGTTAATTTCCTACAACAATTATCCATGGCAAAAGTCTTTGGATTATTATTTGATACTTTGCAACCAGCCCAAGGCGTCACTATGGGGGATTTTCTCAATTTAATAACAGGAAATACTCTCATTGGAATTGGACAAGATGCAAATAAATTATTCTCTTTTGACTTATATATGGGCCAAGGAGAAAGTTCTAGTTTAGTTTTGACCGATAGTTCAAAAGTGTTTGTGACAATCACCTCATTTATGAACATCCTGCAAGCAATAAATAAGATTCTATACCCATACCAAAGATTAATTTATCAAGATAGTGAAGGGAATATTGTTATTGCCCCATTATCTCTTTTTGATGATTTACAATGGTTTTTTGACAAAGATAATATTGAAGAAGCCACTATCCCCTATATAAGTCTATCAATAAAAAAGAATGCAGCAGCAATACCAAACTATGAATTCGTCACACTTTTCACACTACCGACTTTACAAGGGGTAACCACAGGAAATCAAAGCAAGGATAATAGTTCATTTGCTTGTCAGTATACTCCACCAAAACCTTCATTCACTAGAATAAATCAATTATACCATTCAGGAAATTTCACAATTGCTGATGTTATTATTGAAGATATAATTGTTGACCCTGCAAAAATTGACCAAACATTAAACAATATTTCAGAATTATTGCAAGGTACAGCTACGTCCACAGCGGCAAATGTGACAATTTGTTCTTTAAATAAAACTCCTAATTCACAACCTCCTTTAAAAAGCAAAGATGGAAAAGTGGATGTGTCCGCTATAATTTTTAACTATGCAGCTCGAGCTATGGCAGAACACCTTGTAGAAGAAACACAAGTATCAATAACAAGTATGAGAATAAAGCAGAGAGACTCTAAAGGAAATTTGTTACCACTACCAATAAACAGACTGATTGATATTGCCGTAGACGATGGCGTATTAGAAAATTCCAGTCTATTTTGTCGGGGATATAATCTCAATTATTCTGCTAGCGGTGGGACTATAGTCACATTAAATTGTACTAAGCCTCTTGTTGGCGGCGCATATTGGGTTAACGGGGGATTAGTCAGTGTTTGATGATATACGGAATCTATATAATGTTTGTTTAAAAACAGCTTCATCCGGTGAAGCCACAGTTTATTTAAAAGGTGAAAATAATACAAATTTCACAACAACAATTCAGGGATTAACAGCGGCTCAAGATATGATTACTAACACGCCAGTTATAAATTCCTATGGTTTTGCGAGTATGCCTGACAATCAAAGCTACACTGCCATCGTAGGGAATTTAGGAATTCGAAATCAAATTCCTGTGGTACTTGGCTATACAAACAGTGTAAAAGAAGCATCCCCTCTTGATATCGCAGCCGGTGAAACTGCGATGTACAATAGTACTGACTTCTCTTTAGAATTAAAATTAACTGAATTAAGAGCAAGATTTAATGGTATATCTTCAAAAGTAATTAATGGAGACGCTGGTCAAAAATTATATTCTGATATTTTAGGTGAAATGATTGACCATTTACAATTTCTTAATACGCAAATTCAGATTTATAATACACATATTCACAACATCGGAGGTGCAGCGGGTGGAGCCTTGGTGGTCACTATACCTCCTCTTGTTATTGACAGCACTAACCTTGTTGTGGTTGCCCCAAGCGGCGGAGGTACTTGCAGTGTGACAGGCACAACAACAGCAACACCAATTAATCTAGCTGTCCCTCCGACGCCAGTGGCGCCTGTATGTCCCACATCGCCACCAATCGGCCCAATGATACCATACACATTCACAAAACCTATCGTAGCAGATAACACTTACGTCAATAATGAGCTATTATACATAGATAATAACGGAGTAATGCCATGAAAAAAGAAGATATAATCTTACGGGTAAACTATTTAAAATCGTTATATGGAACTTACACTATTCATGAATACGACCAGTTTATGAAAGACGCGGAAGAGATCGATGATCTCTTGGAAGAATTAGAAGAAAAGTTCTCTGATAGTTAAATACTGTTAAGAAGTCATTCTTATCACTTTTAAAGTATTTTGCAAGTCGTTTGGAAGTACTTTGAAAGTCATCCGAAAGTATTTTGCAAGTAGTTTGGAAGTACTTTAAAAGTCATTTGAAAGTGTAAGGGGGTTAAAACATGAGCGATAGCATTTACATAAATCAATCGACACAAGATTTAGAAGGGGATTCCAAAGGCAACATTGTCAATGCAAATTCCTTGTTGACTGAAATCTATGCGCGATTGAACTGCATCCTTGGCTCTTTAAGATATGATAAAGGCTTTGGAAGTGTACTTCGTTCACTTGTTCAAAACAGACAAAAAATCACTATCAATATCCTAAAAAACGCAATCATAAACCCGCTCTTACCTATGGTAAACAGGGGCTCAATTATAAATATTGATTTTATTTTGATTGCTTTAGGCATCGGATACTTTAATATAACTCTAAACGTCACGGACAGTAATTCAAATATTTTTAGTCTTCCTTATTCAGTGCAGGGTTAATGTATGTCAAGTCCTATTGTCCCATTTAGAACACAACCTGAAGTACGCACTTATTATGCTAATGCAGCGTTGGCACTGAATAATAAGTTGAACGTAAATACTCCAGGAGACTGGTATTTTAAAGCGAATGCCCTTGCATCGGTAGGCGCGGGTCTGTCTCAAGATCTATATATTCTTCAAAAACAACAATTTCCACAGACCGCATCGGGGAGTCCGTTAGATTCCATGCTTTCAAATCTCAACTTAACTCCCCGTCTGGGAAATCTGCCAGCAACAGGCCAGGTAATTCTAGGTGCCAGCATCGGTTCGGACGTGCCTATTGCCCAAGGCCAAGTCTTCTTAAATTCGCTTACAAACGTAAAATATATTTGCACGCAAACAACTCTTGTGACCGTAGCAGATTATGCCACAACCCAAATTTCTATTGCATGCACGCAGGTAGGCTCTGGCTTTAATATGGCCATCCCTACGACCCTAACACCCAGCCCTGCAATTGTAGGCGTAGCAACGGTCGTTGTGACTACTATGAGCGATGGCCTTACCACAGAGAAAGACCCTCAAGTTGCAAGCCGAATTATTTTTGCATTTCAAAATCCGCCAGGTGGGGGTTCTCCATCAACATTCGTTGCATGGGCTATGTCCATTACGGGTGTGACTTTTGTTTACCCCTTTATTCTTACAAATGGGGGATTAAATATAATTAATATCGCTATTTTTGCAGGGGGTTTTGACTCGACAACCATTCTTGCATCGCCAGGAATACCATATAGTCGAACAGCAAATAATGTACTTGTTACTCAAGTGAATAATTATATTCAAAGCGTAAAGCCTACAAATAATACCGTTCTGACAATAACAACTAAGACGTATATGATTCCTGAAGTAATTTCTATTGTCGTCACTCTTGTCACAGGTTTGACTCTGACTACAATATTACCTTCAGTAAACCTTACGGTGACTGAACTTATTCAACGTGAAATCAGACGGAGCATTATTTCAATTCCACCGGGTGGTGTCAAAGTTGGAGAAGTATATCAAATTCCAATTTCTTTAATAGAACAAACTGTTGACGAAGGACTTGCATCGAGTCCTTATGAAACTGGTATTTATGCAAGCATATTGATTGACAGAGAAATAAAGTACAACGGTTCATATACTCCTGTAATTCTTCCAAGTGGGCAAGATGTAATCGACAGCTTAACAGGGAATGCTCTAATAATTTATGATATTGATTATTCAAATATTAATGTAAGTTTGGCATAGGAAAAACCATGGCAGCATACATTAAATCTTACATAAATACAGGCCATAGTGCAGAGCCAGCAAGAAACTTTCCGGTATACTTGCCATCAAATATTTCTATCATTACAGGTTATTATGAAGACGATTATTCCTTAATTGACGTGACAACAGACGCTATCATTTCTGTGATAGATTCACCCTCTGACACAAGTTATAAAGTCGACCATGCGAATCTTAACTATTTTTATTTGTTACAAACTGGTGGGTACACGTTTCAAGTCGTTTATACAGACGTTATAACTGGGATAACATTTACAGATTATATAAGTCTAGTTGTGATAAACCCTGTTAAAATGCCTTCTAAATTAGACGTCTACAATCTTATCAAAAGAAGTGAGCCACAAGGAGTTTACACTCAACTCCAAACTACGGTTGATGATGCAGGCGAAGTTATCGTAGCAAATGACTACGTGGATGTAACAGCAAGCGCAACTGTTTTTGATAAATTATATGAAGATATTAAAACAGTTTATGATAGTTTATTGCCATCGGGTGGTGCTATTAATTGGGAGTTAACCCTTAATAACACAACTGGCGTTCTAAGCAATCAGCCATATAGTGATGTTATTCTTTCAATGCTTTATTCTTTATTGGTTAATAATTCTGGGAATAGATATGACGTCTCCTATTTTTTAAGCAAATATATCTGGTACAGAAGCAATAAAACAATTCCTTGTTATGTTTATATAAAAGAAGTCACACCAACAAATTATTTGTTCTGGGTGCTCGGCACATCTTTACTGGGGGCCAGTACTTTTTTAAATGAATCTCCTTTCACGCCATATCAAGTAGAAGTCTATTTTATCCCTCAGGATGCGACAGTTATTCCAGAAAGTTTACAATTAGAGTTGACAAATCTTGTCCCTAAAATTTTACCTTATGGGTACACTTATCTTACAGCCTTCGATAAAACATTAGATGATTTAGGGCTTACTCAAAACTTACCTCAGACGTATAAATTAGATCCAAGACTAGGAGATTTTGCAATTGAATTTGTTTCGACAAATGTGAATCAGGCACAGGCTTATATCAATCCGCATGGACCATCAAGTCTTGTTTCTTTAGCGATGTTTCCTGTGAGTGGCACAAATTTTATAAGAGGGGGTTATTACTCTTATACGATTATCGGAACATATCTTGATGGAACAACCCAAGATGTTACAAGTTCCACAACGATATTTTCATCAGACACAGATGTTTTAGTTCTAAGTGAAATAGGGACTTTATATGCTGTTGGCGATGGTTCAGCGGCCTTGAGATTTTCATATGATTTAAAATATGGCGTTAATAATTACACAGTTAGTTCAGCAACAAGTTGGATTTTGGATACATCAGCTTTGGACTCAACAACAATACTTTCATAGCGAGAAATGAAATGGAAATTCGTACTTGGTTTGACCAACAATTAGTTATTCCCGTCGATATGCGAGGGACGTCATCAGATATGTACCAAAGAAATTATGATAATAATAATTTCCCACCTATGATTTTATGGGGATTAAGACACACTGGAACTGTCGGAAACACTATTTCATTTTCTATAGGCGCTGCGAGAGCTCAAGAACTTACTGTTTCGAGTTATCCGTATTTGCCTACTCCAACATATGGAACTGGTTATCCCGCAATCATAGAAATACCCACAGGGCATAATTCTATCACATTAGACCCGAGTATTAATCCTTGTTTTATTGTTGCAACATATAGTATTAATCCAACATCCCCAGGGCAAAAACTATATACAACCACGGGGGTACTCGCTCAGGTTTCGTCTGTTAACCCATTGACGGATGTTATTTTAGCACATGCCTCATACTCGGGAAGTGCATGGACTATCGACCAAACTCCAGGCACAAATAGAAATAATGATATGACTGCGTTAAGTGCTTTGCAGTATGACTTAAGTGGAAATCAATTGCAGCTGGGGAGTCCTCAAGGATTAACCTCTGTCCAAATTAATTTACTCAATAATGTTCTGGCGATTGCGGCTGTCTCAGCTCTCGGCGGTTTTTATGATGCGAGTGATTATTTAATAAATTCGTCACAAGTAGATGTGCCAACGACTTTAACCCCTATTGATGCGTTAGTGAGTGGGTCTAGTATGGTGAGGTTTACAGGTGCTTTAGCAACAACCGTCAATGGTATCGTTGCAGGTATTTCTCAATATGGGGCTCAACATTTAACAATTTATAACGCATCTTCTGCAAGTATCACTTTCGTCGATAATTCTGGCAGTGCTACTGCACCCGATAGAATTTCAACGCCCGCTGGGAATATCACTCTGGGGGCTAAATACAGCCTGGACTTTTTCTACGATAATATAGCACAACTTTGGATCCCTAAATTAGCTTCTTAAAAAACTTATTTGACGTATTTGTGAGTATTTGATATAGATGCTTAATGAATACACTTTACATAGACTTTGAATATATCCAAACTCGCGACCAGACGTATTATAATTTAGTTTGTGTTGCAATATATAACCCCCAAGACAAATTACTTAAAAGCTGGCCCATCATTTACCCTGATGCCTTAAATGATTTCAAATCTTATTTACTCTCCTTAGATTTATCTGAAACGTTGTTTATTGGCTGGGCAATTAGTGGCGCAGAAGTTCCTTGTTTAATTCAAATTATGGGTGTTGATTGGGTAAAAAAGACAACGTGTATTGATGATTGGGTTGAATATAAAATGTGGGTCCTTACCCACCCATATTTTTTTAACTATTCTAAAAAACACTCTCTGTCGTCTGCTATTGAATGCCTTGGGCTTGAAGATGAATATCTTTCGGATAAAGGCGCCACTCTTGCTTTAATTTTGTATGACGATCAACATAGAGCAGCTAAAACAAAACTTAGAATTGAAACTAATTCTTTTTTATATACTGAAAAAGAAATGAAGGAAATCCTTTTCTATTGTGAACAAGACGTTAAAATACTTGCTCTTATTACAAAGAAAATAGCGCTTCTTTCAAGACTCTACAACATTGAAATTACACTGGCTCAAAGATTGGCTCGTGGTAAATTTTGTATGTTATCAGGTGTTTCCTACACCATGGGCAACGGGTTCCCGATGGATATTGAAAAGGTAAAAGCTATATTTTCTCAACGGGATAAGATTAAGAAATTAATCCAACTTGAGTGTAATAAAAAATCTGGCTATCACTTATATCTCCCTGAATATAAAGGTCCAAAGCATAGAAAAATTCTAGTAAAATATACATTTTGCCATGAGAATTTTGCAAAATACCTTACACACTATCGTCTAGATATGCTCTGGGAAAAAACTGAAAAGGGAAAACAATTTAGGCTTGACGAAGATTATCTCAATGAAATGCTTTCGAATTATAAAGATATACTGGAACCGCTCTATCATGCACGAAATACACTCAAACAACTCAACTCGACAGACCTATCAGAACTGATGAGCCCTGAAGGGTATATCAAGTGTCCACCGTTTCCGTTTCAACAAAGAACGTCTAGGTCGTCTCCTATGCCCTCCAAGGGGTTTATCCTTAACCTTGCCCCTTGGCTTAGGATGATGATTCAACCTGCGCCAGGGAGAGCGTTTGTTCATCCTGATTTCAAGGCTCAAGAAATTTTAGTGGCAGCGATTCTGTCTCGGGACCCTCAGATGCTCGATAGCTACCTCAATGACCCATATCTGAGCACCGCAATTAAAACAGGGTTTGCACCTGAAGGGGCGACTAAAAAGACACACGGCCATATCCGTACACCATTCAAAGGTATCGTTCTAGGTACAATTTATGGGCGTTGGATAAAATCACTCACTATTATTTTCATGAGCTTAAATAATGAATGGTCTGAAGAAAAAGCGCGTGAAGAAGCCATTAGGTATTTTGAAACCCACAAACAAATTTTTCATAAATATTGGAAGTTTGTAGATGATAACTATCAAGAGTCAATCCAAAACGGCTATTTCCAAATAAAAGGTGAGTCAGGCTGGCTATATTTTGTGAGCCCTGATACGAAAACAACACAGCTTCAAAACTTACCTTGCCAGTCTTTTGCCGCTGAAATGCTTCGATATGCACATGACGTCTGTGTTGAACAAGGGATCAACGTCATACCTCATCATGACGCATTTGCATTTGAGTGTGCCATCGAAGATGCAATCCCGCTTGCTAAACGAGTCTCTCAAATCATGTGTGAGCAAAGCCATAGACTTTTAGGTTATGATTATATGAGTACCACAACAAAAATATATACACACGAAAACCCTTATTTTGACAAGCGCGGAGTGGATACTTATAAATTCGTCATGAAAGAACTCGGTTTTGAAATTGACAGAAATTTTGAAGATGTGAAAGAATTTGAAAATATACATTTGATTTCAGAAATTACCCTCTAATAGCAAAAAATTATGTGAATACTTGACTTTCCTAAAAATTAGATAAATAATTGCAAATAAATCAATTAATATCTTTTTTATAATGGGAGTAGGCACGCATGGCTTTTGTTTCACGTAACCCAAAAACTATTTTAAACCCCGAGACTGCTGATGGTTGTATTTTGTTAAGACCGGATAACATGGCTGGTAGTCAAGAATTTATAGGGTTTTTAAAAAATGTTTATGTGGATAGTACTTACGATAAGCCTAATAATTGTTACGTTTTTAAAGGTCGGGATGATGGGAAAGACTACTTAATTTTTGGTTGCAAATCAATGCACGAAGAGATGGCGCCATACGTAATTGGTGATTTAGTTTCGATTAAATATAATGGTACACATATTAATAAAGGTGGCAAATACGCGGGTAAATCTTCGCTTGTTTGGAAAGTTCTTGGCGAATCAACTTGGATTCCTAGCACTGAATTTATTCAACAGCTTCAACAAGAAGTCTACAATCGACGTATTGAAGTTCAAAGACAATTAGCAACAAATCCTCAAGGTATGAGTCAACCTCAAGGTTATGCTCCACAACAACAACAAAATTATGGCATGGCACCTCAAGGTTATGCACCACCATTGCACCCTCAAATGCAACAAGGCCATGTGAATGCGGCCCCTGTATTTGTCGCGCCTAGCTCACATCAGCAACACCCAAGCAGTTACGGTTCACGCCCCACCGACCCATTCGGTTAATGGGGAATAAATATAATGCTTGTAAATCACGACCCAACTAAAATCACGCATCCTTATTTTAATGACCCGACTAATCGCTGGCTTGAAGGCTTAACGAATAGCCAACACCATGCGTTACCAGCGATATCTTCAAGTGCCATAAAATATTGGCATAAGAAAAAATCACCATGGGCTTTTTATCAAAAATACGTAGCTAAACAAGTAACACCTATTGAATTTAAACCAGAATTTAAAATGGGCACACTTATCCACTTAGCACTTTTAGAGCCAGAGAAGTTTGACAAGTATGTTTTTGTTTGTGATGACGCTGCAAATACAAACAAATATAAAGATTTTAAAGACGGAATTTTAAATTCATTCAAACTTCCAGAATTACTTCAACCTATTTTGAGCCTGGATACAAACTTGTCCTTAGATTCTATTCAAGGAGATGTTTATGTTGAAGCTAAAGAAAAAAGTGAAGAAATTGCAGTCGCTAAAAAAGCACGTGCAAAAAGAAATAAAAAATCGGGTGATAGGGATTTAGAAAAAGTTGATGGTGATGATTGTATTACTGTTGAACCAATTAAAAATGAAATACAAAAAACTGAAATTAAAGTATCTAAAAATGGTGGTTACATTGTTGGGGACGAAGAAGTCTACATTATAAAAAACCATGAAATGAAGATGCTTCGTGAAATTCAAATCAATGCTAAAGAACATACTAAATACAGTCTAATGTTAAACAACTGTGCCTATATTGAACAATCTGGTATCGCGCGTTGTCCAAAAACAGGGTTATATTTATCTTGCCGAGGCGATGCGCGCAGTGATGGTGGGTACTTCATTGACCCTAAATCCGCTAATGATGTGTCTTTGCATGGCATGGAATCATCTCAAGCCTACTTCTTATATTTTCTTCAACATGCTCATTATCTATATGTGGCAAATCTAATCGAACCAGGAAAATATGATAGGTTTTATTTCTTGTATATATCCAAAGAATCCCCATATGAAATTTGTTTCGCGCATTTAGATGAAGAATCAATCAAGCGTTCTGATGCTTTGTATTTGGATATTCTAAATAAAATTGCTGAATGTGAATATAAACAAAAATGGCCGACTTCTGATAACGGAAATGGCGTTTTAATTAGTGTTCCTTCATGGGCTTTTAGGTAAGGGGAAAAATAATGAGTGATTTAGAAAAAATGAGCGATTTTGAAAAGATAAAAAATGACGTATCTGACGTGGTAGGGAGATATATATTCAATTATAAATGTAATTTATATAGGGAATATAAAATAATTTGTAAAGAAGATATGCTTTATCCCCAATATTCAAGAGAGTTTACCACTATCGACGAAGACGAGTTTAAATTACTTCAAAAGAAAGCAGCGGAATTACTAGCCGGTAGTAGGGAAAAAGCAAGTCCACATGTAGTTAAACACTGGATCAGTATTATTAATGGGGTTGTCCCATTTGGTTATACTTTAAATTATAATGAAGAATCTCAAGAGCTAGAAAAAGATGACAATTAAAAAATCTTCGCCATTAGAGCAAAGACTTACAAAAAAACCCACTCAATGGCTTAGAGATTTACCGCCAGGCAAATACACGATTAAGCAATTGGAAGAGGTGACAGGTAAGGTTTCTAGCACGATAAAGCAAAGATTAAATCTTTTAGAAATTCCTCGTACATATAATTCTGGTTCTGGGTATCCATTAGTTTTATACGAATGGAAAGGGATTGTTGAATATGAAAAAGAGAATATAGAGAAGAAAAAAGAAACATGCAACGACGAGTAGTGACCTCATTCAAAGAACTTTATGATAATTCAAAGCCTGTATATGAAGAAATCAAAATCAAAAAATTACCAAAAGGCCTTAAGGGATACGTGGACGTCGACCGAGGAAAAGGTAAATACATTAAGGGTGACCCTGAAAGCAAAGGAAAATCTGAAGCGCAAATTGAAAAAGAAATTGTAGCTTATTTAAAAACAATTCCTGACTGTGCAGATTGGGATACTAAAGTAAAAGGTGAACTTCAATCCATCGGTATTGGTCAAGCGATTATAAAAGAAAGTAAAAATAAAGGCTTTGGCGATAGGCTTATCTGTCTTCGTGGTCTTTTTGTTATGATTGAAGTTAAAGCATGTGGCCGTTATCAAAGTATATATCAAATAGAACAAGAAGAAAAAGTAAAAAAAAGAGGGCTTGGACACTATTTCCTTGTCACATCAGTAAGAGAACTCAAGGCATTTTTCACACAATATGAATTAATATAGAGGGTGGCCATGGTGAGAAGTGACGAGTTCTTTGAATTATTAATTAATCTAGAGAGTGCATCCTATATAGACCAAGAATCTGATAGAAAAGGTATACAAGGATTCAATCAATCTACTCTCAATACATACAATTATAAGCATAATTTACCTATGGAGCGAGTTGAGGATATTAGCATAGAGAAAGTAAAAGATATATTTTTAGAATTCTTTTATCTCCCGATTAAACCTGTTAGTAGTCCTGAAATTCATTTTAATTTTATAGACGTTCATAGAAATAGTGGTCGTAATATTTACAATGAATTACTTAAGGATTTAGGTGAAAATTATACACTAGACCAGGTTTATAAATTACGAGTCGACTATTATAATAGACTTCACTCTCTGTCGGCTAATATAGAACTTTGGCTAGAACGATTATCCAAGATAAGAGCTTACTTTAAATACAGATAGGGTTTTTATGGACAATTTAAAACATTCACTTTTTGATTTTCCGGATGACCCTTCAGAAATTGACTGGAAAAAAGAAGCGGTATTGTTCTACGCTTACATGCTTGATAATGAGAAAAAATATGAGAAAAAGATTCAAAAGATTTTTGTGGAATTTAGGAAAATATTTGAAAAGAGAGGTTTAGTCGCGCCTTCTAAACAGTCAGAAATATTTAGCCAATTAAAATTAGACCTTTATAAATTAAAGAGTAGTGATTATAAATTCACAAGGGCGATATCATTTATCGTTTTAATTACGACAGCAATTAATAAGCTAGAACAAGCATTAATGGTTGTGACTAGCTCAGAATCGTCTATAAAATCAGCTATGATTTTGGATAAAGAGCACAAAGAGTATTTTAAAAAGCAGTTGATAAAATTGGAAGATTTAAAAGAGAGGTCCTTTAAGACTGCGACAAACGAAGTAATCCGTATCAATCGAACAGAATCCTGGCGATTAGTAAATGAAAATAGATTGGATGAGTTCCTTAAAAAAGGTTATAAATACAAAACTACTTACCCTGTTAAAGACGAAAAGACTTGTGAAGACTCATGGTATTATTATGATACTCAACAAGTAAAGCCTATGGCAGAACCATTTTCTTACACATGGGAGGGTCAGCAAAGAATATTTATGACTCCACCGGACAGACCTAATGACAGAAACATTTTAATCCCGTATGTTGGTACAGAGAAAATTTGATTTATTGGAGGTGCCAGGGGCAAAAAGCTAGGTAATCCGTACGCATTGAAGTTCGAATCTTCAAACCTTCTTGATATTGCGCGTCGTCTCCCTCTGGGTCGGATGGCCTCCGCGATGGTCTACCTTAAAGACTTTAAAGAAGAGGCGTGATTAAGAGTACTGGTAAGGCAGAAACACGTAAAACTTCGGGTAGGTCGCAGTTGCGCTGCGAACGAAATAGAGCTGGTTCTCCTACTCTATAGGTGAAATGAGGGATGGCACTGGAAAGACAGCGTGAGGGTGCAAGGCCCTTATTTATCTGGGAGATTATACATGTATACTGTAATATTTTTAGACCATGAAAATAACGACTTTTCATCAGAAGAATACGAGACGTTGGAAGATGCTCGAAAAGAAGTGGAAGATAGTGATTATAAATCTGTTATTTTAGAAGGTAAAGTCTTAGAGTGGCATACTTAAGTCTTTAGGTGGGAGCTTTACTAAACGAGAAGCTCAATAGTGTTCATGCATAGTATACAGCATGGAACAAACCCACTTAACATACGGCGTAGAAATACGTGTCGGTCGTCCAAGTGGTGACGTTAAACACAAGACCTCTCAACTAGTGAGACTAAATCTAGCGTCTAAACCCTTTAAGACGTTAAAACGTTCAGGGTGGTTGCACGTAGGACGAGGAACGTGACGAGATAGAACCGCCATATCCTTTACTCGTAAAAAGTCAAAGTGGCCGTCAGCCTTGGGACGTTAAATCTTGGATAGCCCTACGCTTTGCCTAGGGTTTGGCGGAGAATTTCTAGTTGGGTTTCAAACGGCTAGATGACACTGGAAAGACAGCGTGAGGGTGCAAGGCCCTTATTTATCTTCTTTTCTGGATAGCGTGCTATTCTGTGTATCTAAAAGATAATCTGTAGTCGTATTAAGAGCTATTGCCAATTCCTTTAAACTATGAGCATTAGGGCATCTTGAACCACTTTCAAAATAGGATATCGCAGATTGAGAAAGCCCTGTCTTCTTTGCTAGGTCAACTTGCGACCACTTATTTTGCTCTCTGAGTGCAGTAATCTTTTTAGAAATTCTTACGTCCATAGACTCTCCTCCTTTGTTACAGTTAATTGTATTGATAATTATATACAACCTTACTTAAAAATAAGCTAATTTTTAAAATATGACAAGATTATTGACAATTGTCATAAAATGAAATATTTTATAGTTTAATTTAGAAAGGATAAATTTTATGTTAAAAATAACCGTCTTACTTTGCTGTTTGTGTGCCTCTATTTTTTACTACTCTATTTTAAAGCCAAAAGGAGATAAAAAAGATATAGAGATGACAATGGAAATTTTAAAGGTAATTGAAGAAAATAATATTGATAAAGACTCTATAGGTAACTTATTAGACTGTTCATACGTGTCAAATAAAGTGAAACTTGATGTTAAAACCCATCTTTTATTAGGGTTAAACTATTCAAAATATAAGAGAATGGCCTATGGGGAGTATGAGAGACAGTGAATTTATTGGTAATGAGCTGTAACTATAAGAGTCCCATCTGACCCCTTAGTGCCATTAGTACCCCCTCCGATACTAATACCCCCAATTCCTCCCGTACCAATTATAAAATTGTATGCTGCGGAAGGTGTGGGGATTATAGCCTTTAAAGATCCACCAGCTCCCCCCCCTGTCCCACTCCATCTTGTTACAGGTGTCACAGATTCTAACGCTACCCCCCCAGCTCCCCCACATCCTGTATTTGGTATAGCGTTGCTACTTAATCCCTGGCCGGAAAACATATTTTGACCACCAATACCACCAGATAATTGAAGGTTTGCGATCCCATTCATAAATTGGAAGGTTTGGCCCTCTTGTCCACGATATGCCACGCCTACAGCGGGAAGAGATATAGTCGCTGTCCCCCCAGTCCCTGGCACCGCTGCAAAATCCCCCCCCTCTCCCCCATTAGCGACTAAAATAGTACCAAATGAAGAAAGAGTTCCGTCTGCACCAAAACCAGAACCTGAATCACCTCCAGAGCTACCGCCGCCGGCTCCGCCTGCGAGGTATACTTCAAGGTACAAAGGTTTTCTTGGTTGTGATATAGGGGTCGTATATATACCACTTGAGGTAAATACTTCTTGGATTGGCACAATAAAACTATCTGTTGTAATTCCTGTTGGAAAATCTACAGGTGCAGTCCCCCCTTGACTAGCTGGTGGCATAATTTCAAGATTACTTGTTTGGTAATTCCACTGAACACTCCCAAGACCTGTTAAGTCTGTGTCACGGCTTGTCTCTGGAGTAAAATCTAACGTGAATGTGAATATCGCATAAACAAACGAGCACAATCTCACTTGATGTGTCGGGTCGTAAGAACCAGTTGCAATCTGCATAAGAGAACCCGTAATCACATAATTTGTTGCATCAGGGGTCGTAGGGCTTATAGCAAAGGTAGCAACGATATATCCACTTGTAATTGCGGGGTCGAGTACGATTGTTTTATTGGCATCAAGAGTGCTTATATCTATAAAACAAGGATAACTTGTACCATAAGGGTTCGGGGGCAAGTAGGTAAAAACACTTAAAGGCAAATCCTGGCATCTAGCGACACCCGGGTTGAATGTGACTGTATCCCCACCTGTTCCCGATTGTGATGCAAGTGATAGCCCGTTATAGATGCAAGGGAGGTTTGGCTCCCCACTGGAGCCGATTACTTCTAAAAGATTCGCTGTATTCGCTTTCATATAAGCTGCCGTTACAACTTCGCCAATATTCCAGCCCCGTATTTCTCTCATAATGGTGTCCTTAGAATTACGTGGTGTATTTTGAACAAACTTGAACTAAGGACAAAGTACCAGTCCCTGAAGTGAATGTGTATTCTCCGCGAACATATCCGCATGATGTTGTCAAGCCAGGGCATGTATATGCAGCTAAATCAAAAGTAAATACACCAGCAGCACCTCCGGCAGCATGAGTCATGAGGGGGACATTATAGTTAACACCATCAAGACTACCCATAACAGTCAGAGTACCTGTCGGTGTTCCTGACCAGATGAACTGCATTGCAAAAGTGTCGGACTGATTAATATTAAACGATTGTGAAATAAGACTTGCAGTCATAGCCTTTGAGGGAGTCGTTGGCGAAGAGGCTAAGAAAGTCGCTAGAGTTTGAGTCTTAAAAGATAAAGCCATGATAAAAATCCTTTCAAAAAAATTAAATTAGGAAACCTTAGTTGATGCACTGCATACTAAAGCGCCAGTACCAGAAGTGAATGTGTAATCAATTCGAACCCACATAACGGATGTGCCGAAAGTGTCAAAAGTTAGATCGTTCTCAACCCCCCCTGTCTCTATAGAATACAGAGTGGCGTTAAAGGTAATGTTATCTTGACTGCCCATAATGGAAATCGTACCTACTGGAGACCCTGACCAGAAAGCTTGCGCAAGAAATTGATTGGTCGTGAGTATAGGAAACGACTCAGAAAATAATGATTCTGTCATCGCAGCGGAAGGCACTGTCGGAGAGGCTGTTTTGTACGTAGCCAACGTTTTTACCACCGGATAAAACCCCATATTTTTTTATTCCTCAATTTTTAGAAAAATTTATTATTTTATAGTATTATAATATAAATTAAAAAAATTACACGTAAAATTGAATATTATTAATCTTTTTTCAACCATGAGGAATTTATGGCAAATATTTATTTGAACCCCTTCGCGGGTGGGTGCGGCACGTCTCAACTTCTTATGCCAACACAACAAATCATTAGAAGTGGAAGTGGGACTTATGTTCCGACGGTTAATACAAGATTACCTTTATATATATGTGTAGAGCTTTACGGTGGGGGTGCAGGTGGTGCAGGTAGTTCTCAAGGGGTTGATATGGGGTTCGGTGGAGATGGTGGCGACTCTAGCTTCGCCGCTGGCCAACTCATCGCTCGCGGGGGGCATGGTGCGACTTTTGATGCAGGGTTAGGTGGTACATGCACCGTTACCCTTAGCGCGCCCGGATTTTCCTTTACAGGTCAATCAGGAGCAACAGCAATCGCCCAGGAATATGACGCGGGATTCGGATCGAGCCCGTATAGAATAACTCAAGACTTCTTTCCTGGTGGAGTTGGCGGAAATGGTTATTTCCCTGGTGCAGGAATGGAGAGGTCAAATCCAAGCGCAGTGCCTAATACGGGTAGCGGTGGAGCTGGCGGGCACATTAATGCAAATACCTCAAATGGTCTCCTTGTTAACGCTGGGTGCGGTGGTGGTGCGGGTGGTTACTTAAGATACCTTTTACCTCCGACAAATCCTGACGGCTCAAATTATGACTACGAATTAGGCATAGCTGGAACTGCTGGAACTGCTGGAACCCGAGGAAATGCAGGTGGAGCAGGGGGGTCGTCACTCCTAATTATTACAGAGTTTTATCAATAATAAATAATTTTTTCTACATCTGAGTCTAAAAGGAATTTTATGGGAACTTATGTACACATCCTTGCGGGTGCTGGTCGGCCTATCCCAAATCCAGTTGCGGGTAATCTAGTTGAAATGGATAGTGCCGGTCAACTTATTGATGCTGGTGCGACTATCACAGAATCATCTTTATCAAATGACAACACACACGTACCGACTACGGAAGCTATGCAAGCTGCAATTCTCGCTGGTGTTGCCGCAGGATATACATTCCAGGGGGAATGGGATGCAAGTGGCGGGGCCTACCCTACGTTAAATTATCTAGGCGCACCTATAGCAATGGGTGACAATTGGAGAATAGTTATTGGGGGTACTTTACCAGGGGGGAAAGTCGTTTTTGAAGGAGATAATCTACTTGCGCTTATAAACGTCCCTGGACAAACACCAACAAATTGGTCTGTTAGTATCGGGACCGGTGTCCGGAAATTCAACGGCCGTGACGGATTGGTTTCTCCAACGTCAGGGGATTATAGCGTTACTCAGGTAACTGGGGCAGCTCCTATAAACAACCCCACATTTACGGGCACTGTGACAGTACCCACACCATCAGGGGCAACGGATGCGTCAACGAAGGGTTATGTCGATACGGGGCTTGCGCTTAAAGCAGATGCAGCGGCAACAACGGCTGCTCTTGCGCTTAAAGCGAATCTAGCTTCACCCACATTTACGGGCACTGTGACAGTACCCACACCATCAGGGGCAACGGATGCGTCAACG